ATAAGTCATAATAATTGATATTATCGGTCATATATAAACATTATTAAGAAAAAAAATATGACTAGATCTTAGTCTAGAAACCGATTACTCTAATACGAATAGTCATTGAATTGACTGCTGTATCTGATGCATCTAATTCCTCAAGGGCTACAACTGTTGCTGTAGAGCTTGTTGGAGTATGACCAAAGGCTTTAATTTTCCCTGTTGCTGCTGCACCTGCTGCTGCTGGTGCATATTGTAAAAGTAGTCCTTTGTTACAATGAAGTATTTCTGCTCCAATAACAGTACTAATTCTACCACCAAGGGATAGATCGACAGTATTACCATTAGTAGCGTATGTGTCAGAACCACCGTATGTTACGTCAACAATGGTGGATTTCAACTTTGATGTAAGTTCGCTTTGAATGGATAGTGTCTTTCCTGTAAGACTTTTATGGTCGGCATTTTGTGCTATAGTTATTGCCATAAATTATATAAAAACCACTAATATATAAAGTTACATTTTAAAAACATTTGAATTGATACATATCTATTATATGGCATCCATCTATATGATATACTGGTGAAGGGGATTTCCATCCATTCTCACCATAAATCAGTCCAATCATAGCCAAATCCAAATATGTTACGGATAAAATTTGTGTTTCATCAAACGGATTTATTGAAGGTGCCATTGAAGATTTTAGGTAAGAATGAAGTGGTTCAGATGATTCATAATGACCTAACCCCAAACCATGACCAAATTCATGTAATACTATGTTTTTAATGGTACTTCTTGGTAACGGATAGTTTTGTTCCATTTTTTCAACTGTTGTTTTAGTTATTTCATCTCCCAAAACAATTTTAGTTATATTTTTTGAACTTTCTAAAAATACATTAATGAACATATACTTGTGCCAAGAATGATTGAAAAACAAACCTGTTGTACCCAAAGCAGTTCCACCTGATGATTTTTCATAGTTTATCATAATATTACATTCAGGATAATCACTTGGTATTGCAGTTTTATGATCTTCCCAAGATACAGTCTTAATATCCATACTCCAGTCTCCATTAGGATATACATATTCTAACTTGTCTATCCATTCTTCTATTGCAGATACTGTTGTATATTTTAAAGTGTACCAGTCATCATATATTTCAGGATTAACCTCAAACAAACAAACGTTAGGATTAGTATTAAATCTTAGTTTTAATGTATCATACAAACTATATTCCTCTGTTTCTGCAAATGAGTTTAAAGGTATATTCATGCATAAAATCATAGATATTAATATGACTACAGCAATCTTCATGTTTAAATAATAAAATTATACTATAAAAATATTCTTTATTAAAATAAAAAAAAGGTGTAAAAAAGGGAGTGGTATGACTAGAGTTTAATGTCTCTAATTTTACCTTGTGATTTGAAATGGCGACAAACTGTCTCACCCATTGTTCTGAACACACCTTTCTCAACGAAAGCATTGTTCACGAATGGATAACCAGCAGATCTTCTAGTTGCTTCATAATACTCGGTTGGTATAGCCACTTGAATTCCAATTCTTGGATATCCATAACCTTCTGCATCAGATGTATCTAATGCAAATAGTCTTCCAATTTCAGAGCCACCACCAGATGGGGCATCTTTTGTTGGAATGAATGGAATTCCATAGATAGAGTCGACATGAATACCAGTACCTGTACCTTTAAAGGTTTGGATACCGTTTACGTCTACTTGAACTAATTGCTCACCGTATGGGTTTGCAATACGGACACTTGGCATGTATAAGCCTTGTATCTCAGAGTAGACTTCATGGGAGCCTAGGAATACATTTGGATCTTTACCTGCTGCGATTCTAATCTTTCGTAAGAAAGTTCTTAGAACATCGTCAGTCAATACACCGTCAGTACCGATAGTACCAGAAGCAGATTCTACTGTACAGTCAAATTCTCCACCGTTTCCATCTCTGTCAACGGTAGCATCAGCAGCCCAGCAGTCATAAAAACCACTGTGTGAACCACCTAGTGCATCTTCCTCTGCATCACTTGATACGATTCTATCAAGAGATTCAAAGTCTTTTGTACCAGTATGAGCTCCACTTGATGCTGCTGCATCGCTTTCAACATCTGCCAAAAGCATTCTATTAATGAACTCTTTGTGTTGTACTGCCATGTACAATCTTAGTGAACCAAGTCCACCCCAAATGTCGTCTTTAGAATGAGTTGATAGCCATTCCATAACTTCAGATGCACTGAAAGGCAACTGAGCAGTTTTTGGTTTGACATCTAATTCTGCGACTGTTGGTTTGATTGTTTCAGCAATTAAACCACCTTCTGTAGTACCACCTAATGCTGTGTTAGCATTGTTGGTATTCAAAGTTGGTTTTGCAGTAATAACCCTCCATCCAGATTTATCCCAAGGGTATTTTGGGAGTATGCCGAATGCGTTTGCTTCAAGATTCAGTTGAGCCCATGCATAAGCACCAAAAATGGCGTTAAACATACCAGCAGTGCTGGTTGTTGATGGGGCATCAGCCTTTCTAAGAAGGTTACGATTGTGTCCATAATATTGTGCCTCAAGCTCATCGATTGTTCTGATTTGAGTCATTTTAGTATGTTCCTACTTCGTCAGGTGTTGGAGTATAATATTTTCCAGCTAGAATGTTTCTTGCTACTACACTTAGATTTCCACCTTCTCTTGCATCTTTCAAAACAAATGACATATCAGTTTCTGCTGATTTGTTGATTGTTTCGATTGCTGCATTAGGTCTTGGAGTCTCGGTAGTAAAGTCAAAGTTTGATTTCTCTTGCATTTTCAATCCAGATGGATCGGTTTCAGGTTTGTCTTCAGCATGTTTATCATCGTCTAAGCCTGCTTGCACAGAGTTAGCTTGATAAGTATCTGGGACTGTAACCTTTGCACCTACGTCTTCACTTGCTGAAGTTTGTGGCTTCAACGGTAAATCAGTTGGGGTTTCCAATGCTTTCAATCTATCATCAATACCTACTAATGTAGAACTAACGTCTTTTTGAGTTTCTGCGAGTGACTTTATAACGTCAGTTAATGTACTGATGTTGGATTTGATTGCTTCTTGGAAGTCAGATTTTTCAACTTCGTCGTCTTTTTCTTCTTCGGAAGATTGTTCTTCTTCAGAGTGATTGTTGGAAGTATCTTTGTCCATATCCTTATCAGAATCTTCATTCTCCGAGTTTATATAGTTTTCGCTATTTTTATATGTGTCGTCTTTTGTTGATCCTTGACCACCAGCCTGTTGATTTCCATCTTCTGTTTGATAGCCTGATTTTTTCTTATCATCATCTTCCTCTTTTTCTTCTTCCTTATTCTCTTTTACCTCTGTAACTTGTGTTGATTCATTATTAGTATCATATTCTTTACCACTATGTCTTACTCCACCATAGTGCAGATTTGCATCTTTTTTCTTATCTTCAAATCCATGACCACAATTAGGACATGCACCTCCTATAGATATACTGTCATTTTCTTTCTTATTGTCTCCACAATGTGGACAATAATCTCCTTTTGCTTTTTTCTTATCTTTTTCCTTCTCATGTGCTTTAATTTCTACATCATCATCATCGTCTACTGGACTTGATTCCCTGTTTGATGATTTTTCAGGTGAAACATTTTGATTATATGCTCCATGTTTGTCACCATCTGCGTTTGAAAAGTCCTCACCTTTTTTCTTTTCTTCACCGTTATCATTATCATCATTCTTCCATTCGTCTAAAACCTCAACTTCAGTATTATCATCATCTTCATCTTCTACTTTTATTAATGAGTCTTTATTGACAGTACAACCAAATTTATCACATTTAATCACCATTTTACCGTCTTCTCGTCTTTCAACATTGTCGGTAATTGCCTTTGCAAGTGGATTATAATCAGTAATTAGAGCCAATGGGACTGCTGGATCTTTGCAAACAGCGACCTCATAATGCTCTAATGATTTTAATTCATATGCAACACTACCGTCTTTCATGACTTTTGGTGTTCTGTTTGCTTTAGTAGCCCCCCCAAATGACAGTCCTTTGTACTCTCCTGATTTAATTTTATCCCAAATTTCATTGTCTAAATGATAGTCTTTGTGTATTTTACCTGTAATTTTAATTGCAGGGTATTCAATTCCTTCTGCACTTTTATAAATTGTTTTAGCATAACTGATACCTTTGCCTATAATTCTGTTACTGTGAGTATCACTAATTGGTGCTCCTCTGTCCATCCAGATTGGAAGAACCTTGATCAATTCATCAACTATTGTAATCTCTCCTTGCTTGTCTTTGACCTGAACAGTAAGATAGCCTTCAAAGAATCTTTGAGCACCGTCAATAGGATGTAATGATTTTGTCACAAATTGGTTGAAAAATATGTCATTTTCCATTATATATTCGTTCTGAACATTACTTATAAAGTTTTAGAAAAATAGAGAGAAAAGCGTAGTATTTTATTAAAAATTTACTATGCAGTTTTCTTGGCTTTTGAGACAGCATAATCAACTGAGAAACCTATAGATAGACCGATTAATACGGTTTCTACGATTCCTAGACCTGCTAGACTCAAAGTTTGTGCAACTGCAATACCTGCAAATACAGCTATTATAACGGCACCAAAGAATTTTTTGATGTCATATGTAGTTTCATCAGATCCTAAGAATCCTCTGACTGTATTCAAGACTGCTCCTCCAATTACGGAGATTGTTGCGATTAACAATGGATCAATCATACTTTTCTGCTTTTTTGCCTTTATTTAAGGTTTATTATTTATCTCTTAACAGTTCTTTGACTAAATCATCTAATTCTGAATTTGCTTCTTCTGGGTGTAACCTGTTTGACTGCCTGTCTACAGCCTTTGCCAAAATGATTAATGTTTTTTGTAACCTAGCTACAGTTTCACATAAATCCTTCTGTGTTGAACTCATTTTCCTGAAAAATCCAAACAAAGCACCACCTATACCTAAAAGTGATGCAATCAATAAAGGTTCAAACAATTCCATGTAATATTATTGATAGTAAAGTATATAAATTAACTTATAGGAATTAACGTTTTTGCTTTTATCATATGTAACAATATCATGGGATTTTCATTAATATTGTTAACAAAATCCTCATCACCACCACTAATACCCTCATATCTTCCACATTTATAGCAAAGATATATGGAATGAGTGCCATCCGTGTAACCATATTTCGGGATTGCACACCTTTTACAAGTATGGTCACTCATAATTAATCTGTACCAAGCCTTTATAAATAAGTATTGCTATGAAAAAAACATGGCTACATCTATCTATGTTTTTGAAAATGATGACATATTTCATCAGATTTACAAAGATGTTATGGAAGATCCGTTATATATTATGAAAATAATTGATCTTTATGTCAAGGGAGATCATTTATGGATAGTGACAAACTCTAATGACAAGAAGGAAAAGCCAAGACTCAGCAACACATTGGTTCATTTTAGACAGGGAAGCGTTAAAGAATGGGAAGATGGAGATGAAAAACTGGTAAAATATGGAGATATAAGATACAATCATAAGAAAGGACAGTTGGAATTCTTTCCAAGAATGCTAAGAAAACCGTTGTTATCCATGCGAGTAGGTAGGTGTATAACTAACAGTAATGACAAATATCGCAAGGTTGACTATGATAAAAGATTTTATGACTTTACAAACAACAGAATAATATTCTTAATGGAGAACAAGGAATGATCATACTGGAACTAAAACAACAGATAGAAGTAGATACTCCAAAAGGCAGAGGTAGATTATTTTTGGTTACAGAATACGGAACTGAAATAGAAAAATTGTTTACAGTAATACTATACAACGGTCAAATATGGGAATTTACAAACAAGGAAGTAACTGCAACATCTAACATAACAATGGGTAGAAAAAATGAAGTTTGACTTTGTATTGGGTGAAGTAGAGGAAAGATTAGAGAAAATTGAGGAAAAATTATCCAAGACAAACGAGTTACTTGCACAGATAGAGGAAAATCTTAGAGTTCCAAACATGGTTGAATGGGCAGAATTTAGAAATTCATTGACAAAAATTACTTCCGATTAGACTTTCTATAGCCACCCATTATCTGTTTCCAGTCCTTTCCGTGTTTTTTACGCATTGAAATCCAGAACGGATCTGTCTTCATAAATCCACCCTTTGCATTGTATTCCTTTGTTATTTTTGCTATTCTGGTGTGACATGTGTTGCAAAACCTTCCGTTTATCTGCTCAATATTGAACTTGTACTTGTTACAAAAGAAACAAAGACCGTAATACTTGTCACAAACCTTTGCCAAAAGTGGCTCACGACCTTTTTTGCCTGCACAATCACCACAAATATCTGCAATGGTTGCTGCTGCAACGTCAACTTTCATACAGCCAAGACAAACTCCTTCCTTGTAGTTGTTTACGGCAGTATATTCGTCACCTTGATGCTTTTCCCAAAGCTTCTTGGTCATGTCGTTTGCGTTTTCGTTAGTATTTAGTTCAGTTGGCAATGTCTTGTTGTAATTTTCTTAAATTTATAAGTGTTTTCTCTAAAACTTTGTTAGTTTCAAGTTCATTTCCAATTTTATCAACCAAGTCTATAATTTCCAAGACAACTCCTATTTTTTTAGGGTTTGGTTTGCTTGTATAGACATTTACAACCTCTGGTTTTATCTCTTTTTTTACAACCTTGGTTTTTTTAACAGTTTTTTTTGGTGTTTTTGAATTGTTATGAATTCCAGTACCTGCTGGTTCACATTTGTCATCACAAACATGGAATTTTTTAGTCATCTTCTTCCTCATTCTCCTCTACAAATCCTCTTGTAACGTAAAATACAACTTTTTTAGGCTTGCATGAGCCACCTTCACATTTATCACTCATCTTCCCACCTCTTTACACCTTCAAACTCACTTGCAACAATGTCTCTTGCATCTCTAACTGTCATTCCAGTTGCCTTTCTTAATTCCTCAACTGTCTTTGTCTTTTTCCAGTCATAGTCTACTGCTGTTTGCAAAGTATTCTTTACAACGTTAAAGTTTGACGGAGTAATTCCCTTTGGATATGCAGATTTCTTGCTCATTGAACTTCCACTTGTAGGACTTCCCTGTCCAGTGCCACCAATGTCGCTTGGTCTTTTATTGTTTGGTTCGCCTTCAAATGACTGTGTTTGTTCCTGTGGAGCTGGTACGCCTTTGCCTGCACCGTTCATGTTGCCGTTGATAGCACCTACACCAAACATCATATCTGGTGTCATTGCACTGTTCTTGCTTATGTTAAATTCTCCCGTATGGGTTCTTGTAATCTCAAAGCCCATCTGTTGAAGCATCATCATGTTCTGAATTTCAATTCCGTCAGTTTGCAAGTCTCTCAACTTGTCAGTTTCCTCACCAGTCTTTAGTTGTAATTCCCAATCGTCAATGTTTAGCATCTTTGAAATTTTTGAGAAAAATGCCTTCTTTAACGTGTCCTGTCCCCATAGAACTGCTCTGTTTGTAATTGTAACCTGTAGTCCTTCCTGACTCCATCCAGCAGGGGTTTCACCGTAATAGAACGGTAACACGCCATAGACTGCTCCAATAATCATTCTTAGTTCCTTTCTTACCTCGATAAATTCCAACTCCTTTAGTGATCCAGTAAAGTCTAACCACTGTGCAGGGTTCTTTCCACCCTTGTCATTCTCAACCAAAAGTGGGTGAATCATGTAAGGATCTTCCTGTGCCTTTTGTTCCAATACATCCCATGACTTTCTGAATGTCTCATAATTCCTTGAGGAAATAACCAACATACCTCTTGGTGGTCGCATCTTGTCAAAGTATTTTCTGATATACTCATCCATGTGTGAGAGGGACATAGCCTTGCTCCATACGGAATAGATAGGGGAAAATCCATACAATAGGTTTGGCTTGTACTTGCCTGCCTTCCAGATAACTTCGCCTTCGCCATAGATAACACGCTTAGGCTGTGGAATGCCGATAGAATAAACTGAGTTAACCTCGATAATTGCCTTCAATGCCTGTGCTCCACAACGGTCACATTTCGGCTCGGTAAGTCTAACGTCACGGTGCTCGAATCGTGGACACACGAAAATTTTGTTTCGCTTGTCGTCATAGCCAATTCTTCCGTCACTGTCGGCAATCATTGCCACCTGTGGTGGCTCAATTCTTAGCATCTCCTTAATCACAGTCTTCTCTGTGTTAATCTCTCCAGTTGCATCGTTTATGTGGTAGTTCTTTAGCAAAAGCAAATATGCGTTATCTGCTATCTCAAAGTCACGTTCCAACTGTCGTGATACGTCTTCCAGAGTTTGCTGGTTGCTGTTTACAGGTTCTAACATCAAGTTTTCCAAAGTCTTTCTGTGCTCTGGTACAGGTCTAGCCAAGTCATTGCTTCCACATGTATCACATACCAATGCTTCTGCCTTTGGTACTGCAACTGCCTTCTTTTTGCGTGGGTGTGTACTGGAGAAATTGTCTCCGTTTGCTTCAAATGGCTGCTCGTCAGGATTGTCAGCAGTAGGTGCATACTGGAATTCCTTTGAACAGTTGTTGCATTTGTACTTCCATTTCTCTACAACCTCGAAACCGTTCTTGAACATTTCACGGTTCAAAGTCTCAATAGGTATTCTTAAAGCATCAATGTTATCTGCAAGTTCGTAAATCATGGTAAGTGGGAAAGGGAAAATTGGTAGTTTGGCACCTGTATCGGTACTCATGTAAGGCTGGGCAACGCTAGGTCTAGTGGTAGTTTCCGTGGTGGATTTCTCGATTAGGTTCAATCTGCTTAACGCACCTGCAAAAGACTTACGGAATCCCATAACACATGTCAATATTTGTCACTACATATATAGTTTTTGTCACGGTTGCGAAGCAACCCTTTTCCTACATAAGTTTTATATAATGTACCATAAGTGATTAAAACATGAAAAATATCTTTGTCTATGGCTCGCTGCTAAACAAAACTCTCAGAACAAACGTGCTATGCCATGAGATTGAGGGGGTCAAGGACATACTTGAAGGCTACACGATAGACACTCATAGCGTACTTAGCAGATACCCTACTATCATAAAGTCAGAGGGTGAACTTGTAAAGGGTGAGATATTCAAGGTAAGTGACAGTGACATTGAAAAAATGGACAGGTATGAGTCACACTATTACAAGAAAATTGAGGTTACTCTAAAGAGCAAGGTCATGAGTTTGGTGTATATAGAGAGACACTTTAACGTAAGTTCTTAGAATTCCATCCACGATATGCATCGTCGACTTCGCATTTCAAACAAGAGTCAAAGAAGCTAGGTCTTCCACATTTGGCACATTGGTTGATTTCCCTAAGATAGTCCTTTCCACTGAATGATTTTTTTAGACCGTTGATAAAATTACGAATTATTATACTTCACCATGTATTGGGCATTGTCTATCTTTTCTGCCTAATGCAATACAAGGACAGTCTCCATCACTTGTTGTTGGAGTATAATCATCTGTAATATCGAATTCAGGTGTTTTTCTCTTACTCGTCATATAAATAGAGTTCTTTATATATTATATAAAGTTTCTTTTCGGTATGGTGGAACTAGAATTAGAGGACTATACAGAGATCTTCAAGTGGTTTAATGACAAGCACGACGAGGTCGAAGAAAGGAATCTATCAGAACAGGGAAGAAAGAGTTTCTGGAAACTCCAATTTTTGATGGAAGACAAATTGATGGAGTTAGAACAAGAGAAGCAAGACAGAGCTCAACCTACATAATTTTTATATAATACATATACTTTAATATAGTGTGTCAAGATTAGATGAGATACATACTAGGCTAATGAAACTAGCACAGGAAGAAAGAGACTTGTTAAACGAACAAAGATCAATACAGGCTCAAATGTTTAAAAGCAAAATGAACCTGCACATCAATGATATTATTGATGGCATTGGTCACGGATAGATATAAATACAGAGGTTAGTTGTATAACAGTATGTGGAAATTGTACATAGGGATATTACTTACGTTTAGTGGAATTGCTATGCCTTTAGGTATAGCCCTTTTAATATTTTACTTTTTAGACAGGCGTAAAAAATCTATAGGTATGAAAGGATGGACATATAAAAGCTTTATAAATAAGATTACTTTAGGAGACTTGAATGAGCAACGCTATTAATGATCTTCTCAGATTGCTGCATGAGGAATGGATGCCTGACGACAGGCGTGAGGTTATAAAGCAACTTCTAGTAGACATGATAGATCGTATGGAAGACAATGCATCTCTGGAGGACATGCGTTGACTGATATTGAGCCATGTCCAAAGTGCAAGAAGAAAAGTGGATGGGAATGGCACTGGGGAAAGAATGACGGTATGGGAACTGGTTACGGAGAATGTAAAGGATGTGGAGCTAAATTTTGAGTCTAAGTCGTAAAGACCTTGAGAGTATCATATGCATAGCATGTGGTAGAAAGTATGGAGAACACTATAAAAACAGAGGAACCAAGTTTAGTCTCCCCGAACTCATGTCATGCATGTTCAGAATACAGGGTACGCTTGTGGCTGACGGTATAAATAATGAGGAGCCTAAGGCTTGAAGATACCCATAAGTGAGGACTGTATGAGGTGTAAGAGCAAGGCTAGTATCATGAAGTTAAAGAATGATAGCGAGCCTGAATGACTTATATATAAGTGTATATTCCTAAATAGGGTTCAGATTTTTTCCAGATTTGGTCAATGTTTTTTCGAGAGTTATATATATGTGGTAATCCTTTAAAAACCGTTTTTTCGCCATGCGTACCAGCACGGTGAATTTAGCAAAAAAAACTGCGTGATAGTGTTTTTTCTTTAAGAATTTACTGCCTAAATGTTTGCATTAGGACTAACTATCTAACACTATTACGCTTAAGGGTTTGAAGTAATGGGTAATTATCTTAACCTTAGATTACTTCGAGGTAAACACCATTCCAAGCAGATTCAACTTTAACACCTTCAACTTTATGACCATTTAGCATAGTCTTGTCTAGTTGAATGAATGTTCTAGTTACACCATTCTTGGTCGAACTAGATAGTTTAGAGAAGAATTTGTATTCTTCAATAAATGCACTAGCTCTAGTGCTTAAGGCTAATTGCTTAGCCTCAATTCTCTTTGCAATTTCAGCCTCTAAAGCCTCATCACTAAGAGATACAACATTTTTACCTGTCATACAATACCATGGTAGAACTTCGACTTAACAGCTCTAGTTTAGATTGGTATGGTTAGTATGGTTTGTATACATACTATGAATATCATGTCGCTTCTTATAGTTCGGTTTGGTATTGTTGGTATGGATAGTATGCATACTATGGATATCAAATCGCCTTATATAGTTCGCTTGACGACTGGAGTGGAAATGATGGTCGCCTTATATAGTTCGGTTTAGGCTTAGTATATATACTATATAAAAAAAATAAAAATAAATGCTTTTATAGGTGAATCGTCGCTATATCTAAGGACACTCTAGGTATCAAACAGTTCTATTATATGTCAGTTCGTTCATCTATTGGTGGGGTGTATGGTAGTATTCTTATTGGTGGTATTGTCTAGGAACGAATTTGATTAATAATTATGCCCAGCCTTTTATACTAGTATATATAAGGCTTGCAACGTTTAGGAATAAAATGGGGTGAGGGGATTGTTAAGGGGAGAGGGGTTATAATAGTGCCTCTAGGGGAGTTCTTCTAGAGCAAATTTTCCTACCGTATAGAGAGTTTTTGAGTCGAAGTTCTGCCATGAGTTTGTGAATCGCAAAAATTCTCGAAGCATTGGAAAACGTCAAAGGATAAGCTCCTTAATGGCAGATAGTATAGCTGACTATGGCATGGTTCATAGTTATACTGTTGTTAAGGCTAGTGATCCTAATGTTAAGGCTAGACAACTCCTTAACAGATGGGAAGGTATCAATATTGATAATATTGATGGTTATCTAGATGAAATAACTGAGTTACATAGACTAACATGTATTATCAGTACTAATCTAGAATATACCAAAGATATGCACGGTGTTATGCCTTTCCTACAAGGTAAATACAGTAAGATCAATGGTATTATTGATTCGTACAATGATTATATAGAACATAATCAGTTTGTACAATTAAAATACAAACATCTTGATCAAATGGATTTATCAGGAGTGCTCTTATTATGAGTATTTCCACCCCTCTTTTTTCTATTATATGGATTATATCGTATGTATGTTATTTAGAATACAATGGAGATTTAGATTGAACATTATAAAAGAATTTTATGTTGATATGAAGTATGGTTTTAACCTTATGAGTGAAGATGAGTATCAGTATCTTACGTTCCCTGATAGTGTAGAACATCTTAGAGCATTTGGTAATGAAATCAAATTTGGTAGTATAGATACACATAGTATGATTGTTCCTAATCTTAGAGATGATAATTCTATTGATAAAATAGAGATATATGTTGATGATGAAGGTAATATTGATGTGTCAATGGGTTATTTCCTAGATAAAAAAGATGATATGAGGTGTATGAATTGATTACACCTTCTGATTTTATTGATATACTCATAGAAAGTCAAAAAACTGGTAATGATCACCTTGAACATATCATGAAAGTATTATTACCAAAGGTAGATATGACACCTCAAGAGGATTATTGTTATTTCTGTCAACATTGTCAAGGGGAGGGAAATCATTGATTCTAACTACTATTCCCCTCGTTTCTCTTATAAGACCACATGATTTATGTGTGTCATGCAATAAGAAAATTTACAAATTTGACAGAATGTATTATGAGGATAGTGTATATGGTAAATGGGAAGGAAGATGGATTGATACAAGATTATTTAACTCTAGTAATGATGTTGAACGTATTGAAGGTCATGTATATGATTATAAATGCAGCAAATGTTGTAGTGATAGAGATTATAATATGTCAGATAGATACAATAAAACACACCCAATCAAGGAGTTTATGATATGAATAGTGTAAAAGAAATATCCAAATGTCCTTATTGTTGGTATGGATATTTACACAATAATAAAGCACATATATTTGAGAAATATGATTATAATACCAACAAATACGAAAGTAAATGTCATGAGTGTCATAGAGAATGGCAAGGAACATATTTTATGGAGAATAAATTATGAATATATTTGTGTTAGACAATGATTATGTAGAATGTGCCAAATTGCATGTTGATAAGCATGTTGTCAAAATGATACTAGAACACGCACAAATGATGTGTACTGTTCATCATGTTATAGGTGGTTATGATTATAAAATACCTTACAAATCAACTCATGTTAATCACCCATGCAATAAATGGTTGCGTGATAGTATTGAGAACTATGAGTGGCTATATAACATGACTAGTGCATTGAATGACGAATACAGATACAGATATGATAAAAATGTCAATCATAAATCATTTGATGTGATTAAATCATTACCTTTCCCAGATTTACCTGATGTTAAAATGACCAGATTTGCTAGAGCTATGCCTGATGAATGTAAGATTGACAATGATATTGTTGCTTCATATAGAAATTATTACAATGTTGCTAAACAGGATATACTAAAATGGACAAAAAGAGATATACCAGCATGGATAAACAAGGAGAATATAAAATGTTAACGTGGGTTGATTGTGTAGCATCCTCACATATTATGATGAACGGAATATCCATTCATACTATCAAAGGAGAAAAGGTGAATCAATAGATAGAGAATAAAGAAATGACCTGTAAAAACGGCAAATGTTCTGTATTTAATTTGACTGAAAAATCTGATATAGATGAATCATATAATGAAAGAGCAGAATGGGCATGGTTACTAAAATAATGATTTTAGAGAGACTTCCTCCTGATTATATTGCATATAAAAAGTGGATAAATAGTGGTGTGACAGGCACATTTACTGAAGAATATCTTATGTCAATATACTCATTCTCTGATTATATGAAATATGTTAGACCTGAGGAATTAAAATAATGACTGATTATTATACATGTGGTATCTGTAACATGACTAAAAGTTATGATGAAGATTTCCCAGCTCTATCTAGAAAAGACAATATGACTAATTTATGTTCTAATTGTGGTCAAGATGAAGCTATGAATGAATATTGGGAGAGTTTATTATAATGAATCAAAAAATGTCTAATGCAAATGTGCAAGGTATTAGTAGAACAGTAGTAGATCCTGTTACCAAGAAAACTGTAATGACAGTAACATTCTTGAGAGAAAATGGATTATTTATTGTGAAGGCTAAATCTGACGTATTTGAACAATATTTCAAAAATCAATCAATTAATCCTGATTATGCTGGAAATGAAAAATGGCATCCTATTCGTACAGGATTTAAGGAAATTTCTTGTTATGGATATTCTAGACCAGATCAACATGATATATTCACATCAATAAAATATTGGGGTGAGAGTAATGAAATGTTCTTTAGTTCTAGTGTAACTGAGGAAATAGATGTTCCAAACATATCATGGGTTAGGGCTAAAGGTATATCCAAAGGTATGAAAATATGTATTAATGGCTCACCTGTTGACGGTAAGAAATTTGATTTGTATTGTGATAAAACCATGCAAATGTTAGGAAAAATGTACAACAAATACATGACACCAAAACAATCCAAAGGTAAGATTACCATAAAATCGGAGCGTATTAGATAATGTGTGTTATATTACAATGTGATGAGCATATTCCTAAATTAGATATGCTCATAAAAGCAGAAAAAACTAATCGTGATGGTGGTGGATTTGCATATACCAGAGATGGTCTAGTACATTGGGAAAAAGGTCTTCATGTTACTGCTGAGTATGTAGCTAAATATGTCAAGAAACATAAATTGACCAAGAAAAATAACCTTATCGTACATTTCAGAATAGGCACTCATGGTGAAAATAATGATATGTTATGCCACCCATTCCCATTAGGAATGAACAAAGATGGAACTGCATTATCAAATAGAACCAGAGGAAGTACAAGACAATCTGTAATGTTCCATAATGGTATATGGAATGAGTTTGACGATTTTGCTATAAAACTAGCATTTAACAGTCCTAATATTCGTATTCCTGACGGTGATATGAGTGACAGTAGTATTATGGCTTGGTGTGCTTCACATAAAGGCATTAATTTCCTTGAATTTACAGGAGAAAAAGTCATTGTATTGTCACCTGACGGTATTGATAGATTTGGTGACGGTTGGACAACCGTAGATAAAATATCTTGCAGTAATGATAATTTCGAGCCTGTATATTGGGGAGATTATGGTGGTAATTTTGAATATAAAGCAAAGAAATCAGATAAATCCGATACTAAAGTTCAGTCCCTTGATGATTATGAGGATAACTATCAAAAACAATTTGTTGATGGTTCAACATTCTACTGTGCTGACGAGTTAGATTATCTTGACGGTTGTGAAATAAAATCAAAAAGATATGACAAGGAGCCATTATAATAATGTCTATATTAAATAAACACCCAATTACAGGGATGACTGAATATCATTGTTCTGAATGTTATATGAATATGACATTTGATAGTGATAGATTCTGTTTATGTTGTGAAAACTGTCAAAATACCCATGTTTTATTGACACCTCAATGCAAAATAGTAAAAATTGGCATTGAATTAGAAGGTGCATGGAGTGAAATGCCTGATAATGAAGATAACCAAGATGATTGGTTATATAGTTCATATATGTGGCATGACGATTCATCAGTAGAAGGATTAGGTTATGGTGATGGAGAATGTGGCGACTGTGATTACTGTTGTAATGACGAGGGAGATCATTGTTATAATAGAGAAGGTGGTTCTTCAGGTGAAATAATATCATATCCAATGCCTATTAATGGCACATGGAGAAATTGGGTTAATAGATATTATCCTGAGGATCTTAACAGTACATGTGGTGGTCATTTCCATGTATCATTTGATAACATTCAAGCATTTGAATTGTTATGTACTCAAGAATTCTTTAATCACTTTATACTTGAGTTGAAAAGATGGGGTAAAAGAGCCAACATAAGAAACTATAACTTTTGGGATAGATTGGCAAATGAAAATACTATGTGCAACATTGATTATAGAGGAGAACAGCAGTTATACATTAGACATGATAACTATCCTAATTGCAGATACTCAGCACTAAACTACCAATATCACAAACATGGAACATTGGAAATACGAGTATTGCCTATGTTTCAGGATTGGAAAATATATTGCAAAGCAGTAGAGGTATCTATGGGTATCATTCAGAAATACCTAGATAAAATGGCTAACAAACCAATACCAATAGACAATCAAACAGTAGAGCCTGAAACTGATTTCAATGGCAGAATATCTAACACTATGGTCATGGAATACATGAATGAAGAACCTGAGGATATTGATATGAGTGGTGAAATAACAATGACAAATGATTATGTTACTGTTAATGGTTATGAATTAACACCTGAGGAGTTATTACAATCTTGACTGAGTTCATAAACAAAAAGGACACTTGTATAGTGTGCTTTGGCTCTCCTTTAGACGGTAAGTTGATTAGACACCATGTATGTTATTTCCCTGAAAGAATAGCCTATGTTCACTATGAATGTCATAAAAAGATACATGATGGCACATTTTCTGCCTTCATACAGTATAATGACGGTGACAGTAGAAAGTTTTATGATATGAAAGAAAATAAAAATGAGGGTGGCTCATCTATCAAATCGAGGTTAGAAGCACAATGACACCTAAAACATGGGAGTAGAAGAATAATGGTTACAGGATATGAAAGACAGTATTATGACAATGTTACACAGATACGTCATGAATTGAAAGAAATAAAAATGCTGTTGAAACAATTAGTAATGGAGAAAAAACAATGACACAAGAACAAGAAATTGATGGCACAGATATGTTTTTCATGATAGGTGAAAAAATGTTTTGTAACTATTGTAACAATGGTTACCATGACGAATGTGTTGGCAGTAATGACAATGAAACCGAAGAAGGAAAATATCGTTGTGACTGCGATTGTATATGTTCATATTGTGCAGAAAATAATCATTCAGAAGTTAATCAACTTCAATCAGTAGATTGGTGTGCTTGTTGCGATCATAAGGAGGATTCAGAATAATGACTAGTCCATGTATATATCCATGTGAAAGATGTAACATGACTATTGAAAGTTGGACTGATAAGAATCCCTTTTGTCAAAAATGTGAAATGATAAACGAAAGAGAAAAAATATTTAGAGAGACACACCCACATGAAAATGCCGAGTATTTGTTACACAGATCACTTGAAAATGCTATTTATAGCACAAGAGGTGAATGTGCTGACTGTCGTAATATGTCAAAATTCCTTATAACTGAGAAAAAAGAGATAGATCTATGTGGTGAATGTGGCAAAGATAAAACAACAACTCCATATTATAATACATGGTATTGGTGTGGGATATGTGCAGTAGGATGACTATGTTACATTGTTCATTGTGTACTATGACATTTGATAGTGAAGATTCATTGTTTAATGAAAGAGTATCAAGACATGATACTTGGCACATTAAAGCAAAAGTTCAACACAGAAATACAACACAGGGAGTTCCTAGTTATGAGTGACAGCAAACTTATTTCCATACTACAAAGTTATGGTTATAGTGAAAGACATATAGAGAGAATGTTACTATGGAGAAATACAAAATGACTAGTACAGAAACAATGGAATCCATGTTTCAACTTCAAGGTGAGATTGATATGTTAAACGAAAGAGTACATAAACTAGAAAAAATGTTTGAACTAATACCTGTAAAAGTTGTAACCAATCTAAATGGTTCAACATACACTTATGGTCAAGTTGAGTACACTTATGATGAGTATATGTCAAAGAAAGACATTGAGATAACAAATGCACAGCCTTATAAATATGCATTAGACGATGTTGTAATGGAAACATTCCTGTTTCATAAAGAAGCAAGAAGGAGTAGAATATAATGTATGCTGATAATTGTGAAGAATGTCGCAAATCATTCAAAGATAGACACTATACTTGGTTTGTTTGTACAACCTGTCATAAATATTTGGCAATAAATCCAGAAAATAAAGAAATAAACATGAAAGAATATAAAATGAGAATAAAAATGAAGGAGGACTTATTATAATGACTGAGTTTGTTACTATCAAAGGTAAGACAGGAACATACCAAGTATCGAAAGATTCCTGTACTTGTAACGACTATAAGTATAGAAAAAAAGATATTGGTGGCAAGTGTAAGCACATGGAGATGTTAGAAGAATGACAGAAAAATTAAAAAAATATGTCTTTGTGTCTAAACACTACGTTACTGCTTATAATTTGAAAGAAGCTAACGAAGAAAGAAATAATGATGAAGGCTATATGGTATTCCCAAGAGAATTCAAATATCTGAAAACAGTAAGACCGAATGATTGGGATATAGAAATGTACGAATGGTGGAAAAAAGAAATGGAGGAATTTAAAGAATGACAGAATTTTTAGGCTTAGCCTATGCTGCATACAGTTATATGTATAATGTATGGCTAAGAATTATGGTGAAAGGTGTAAAAAACAATTCATATACTGAGGGAGACAAGGTGAATCAATAGATAAAAAATAAAAAATAAGGTATAAAAATCATGTCTAATGAAGAAAAATTGTATAAATGTTCCAAATGCAATGAAGAATATTTATACGAAGATTTAAAACGTTATACCAAAGATGACATTTACTACTTTTGGTCACTATGTGCAACATGTGATGTTAATATAGACTATATAATACGTCATAATATAAATCCGTGTTCTACCTGTGTGATTAAAGGAGAAAAAGCATGACTATATTGAAACCTAGTTCTAACAAGAAATTCATCTGTTATCTTTGTGAAGAAGAAAAAGACAACAAGCATAAAGGCTTGGTTGTTGGTTCTGGTGAGATATTTACCGACCATATATGCAAGGCTTGTAGTAGAAGCAACTATTGTATATGGGGAAGCAACGAAGAACTACCGTTAGATCCTTTGCCTGATTATGGGAGATGGAAATAATGACTGACTGTAAACATATCATATCTTTTGATGATCTTACACAATACTTGAAATATGGACAGGCAAATACTCCATTTGTAGAGGAAACAGAACTTCAAAGTAATGGAGATGGATGGGCTGTTAGAGTTCCATGTGCAAAATGTCATGAAGAATTTGATGTTGATCTAATTATTCATCCAGAATCTAAGCAATATTATTCAGTACTTGAAGATATTGAAGATGAGGAGTCTTTAATCAATGCCTAGAAATAAAAAATTCTTTGACAAGGCTAGAGAAGAAATGTCAAGAATTCCTGAATTAAAATTCATTGATCCTGAATTGGCTATGACTATATTGAAATCCATTCCTAACAAAGAATACAACAACGGACAGGTTATAGGCACATTGAAATTTGTGTTACTAGCATTGTTACAAGACGGTTTTGCAGAAATGGAAAAGGAAGGAGAATCTGAACTAGATCCAAACAAGATGAAAACGTATGATGAAGATACATTGGAGGGATTGAAATAATGACTGATCCAATACAAAACGCAATGAAAAAACTCAGAAAATTAATTGATGAAGCAGAAGCAGATGCAGAAAAATATTATCAAATGGAATCACCAAAAGCACAAGAACATTGTAAAACAATGGCACTTGCTTACAAAATAGCTTTGTCGAAATTGGACAGAGGTGAAATGAAAGAATTGGAAAATACTATTGATCAATTAACATATTGTGCAGATAATATATTTCAAGATGAATTTCATACAGTAATTGAAAACTTGATCAGAAAAGCTAAAAGGAGATATCGTTTAGAACCTCCTCTTGGGAATTGGGTAAATAAAAGGGAGGATTTGAAATAATGAAACAATTAGAAAAAGAAATCGAAGTTATAAAATCATGTATGATTGATGAATTAGAATCAGGAACAAATGATTATACAGAATTAGATATTTTCTTTAAATCTCTAAAAAAACTAACCATAGAATTAAAGAAAGCATGACTGAAGAAATGAATTATATGTCAGAACAACCTGAGTTAGTTATGCAAACTGGAATACCTGTACTGCCTATTGATTTTACTCAGTACGATCCGTCAAACATTGACGTATGGGATGAGTATATAGCTATAGGTGATGAGAAGACCAGATTGACTATGGCTATCATGGAAGGAAAACTTCCGTATCTTATTGAGAGTGAGAAAGGTCAGGGTAAGACACTGTTGACTCATACTATATGTAAGGAGAACGGTGTTGCCTTGATTAACGAGCCTATCGGTGTTGGAACTAAAAAATCTGATTTGATTGGCAGTAAGGAGATCAATAGAGATGGTACATTCTTTAGTCTTGGTTTATTGCCTAAGGCAATAGAGATTGCCAATCACTTTGGACACGCTTGTCTTTATGGTGACGAGGGTAACAGTCAGGAACATGAGATTCAACAATGGTGGCACTCTATATGTGACGGAAGACGTAGCGTAGTTGCAAACGGTAAGCAATACAAGCTCAAGAAGGGTTGCAAGTTGTCTATCATTTGGACTATCAATCCAGTCACTTATGTAGGTGTGAACAGTATGGCAGAAGCATTAAGAAGCAGATTTATCGGTAGTGCATGGGATTATCCAAAGAATGAGGACATTCAGAAGGTAGTTGATTGGACAGATATAGGTGAAGATGCAATTAAGAACCCACTTTTGACTCTTGCACAGGACATTTATGCCCTTAAGTTGAAAGGTGACGTTGACTATGCTCTATCTATTAGGGATATTGTACAGTTTACCCACCACTTTAGAAGCATACAGGATAAGATTCCTAGACCATTGGAAACTGCTCTTAGCGAGGTTATCATGATAAAGTTTAGTGAGCCTAGTGAACGTGAATTGATTCGATTAAGAATTAATGACACGTTTAATGTGAGTTTATAATCATGAGTCAGATATTAAGGAAATCAAAAAGAAAAGTGAACAGATCAAAACGTGCAAAAAAAGGAAGTCACGGAATTAAAGTCTACAAGAATACTTATGTCTATATCGGAAAGGAAACTTCTGGTGGTTGGAGTAGAGATGGAATACCAGCACCAAAACAAGAAGTAGTTGATAGGATTATCATGAGAATAAATACTGACAAAGAGATTAGAAAAATTATGAAACATATCAAGGGAATAACGATAAAGTATGCAAAGACTATCAATAGAGCAGGTAGTTGGAATGGAGAAAAACAATGGTTTGAATTTGTAGACCATGCAAACATAGACGTTGATGATGCTGATGAAATAATTTATCATGAAATAATAGGTCATGCATATTGGCAATGGGCAAAAAAATGGAGAAACGTGGAGTGGACAAAATTCAATGAAATTGCAAACAATATGCCACCAGTAAATGATTATGTTGCAAAGTATGTTGATAACAAAAGAGATGGAAGAACCGATACCGATTATGAAAACGAACAACATAGTGCTATTGCTGAATTAGTTATGGCAGGGCACTCTTATCATACTAAGAAAGGAAAAGTTGCAAGTGACGAACAAGTTGATGAAATGATCAAAGTATGGAAGGAGATGCATTATTAAATGCCTAGATTCAGCAAGTATGATGTTAAGTGTAAGTTATGCAACAAGCCTTTGGAATGGTATAGGGGAAGACCAAAAACATACTGTTCCAAATGTTTGCTTATTGCACAAAGTAAGAATAGTTTAAAATACTATTACAAAAACAGAGAGAAAAAACTAGCTTACGGAAGGAAATATGCAAATACTCACAAGGAAGAAAAGGTAATATACTCCAAAGAATACTTTAAAGATCCTGTAAGGAGAGAGGAAAGAAGGATATATATGAAGAATTATAACAAAAGGAAACGGGCTAGTAAGAAATGAAAGTGTTGGTTGCTTGTGAAATGTCAGGAATAATTCGTGAAGCTTTCAGAAAGAAAGGACATGAAGCATATTCCTGTGACATATTGCCAACAGAGATACCTAGTAAATATCACATTCAAGATGACGTATTGAATCATTTAGATAAAGAATGGGATTTAATGATAGGACACCCTGTATGTACATTTATTTGTAGAAATAGGGCAAGGCTGAATAAAAAAGAAAATCATGAGATAGATACAAGTTTGTTTATGTCTTTGTTAAATGCTGATATTGATAAGATATGCATAGAAAATCCTGTTCCTAGTAAAGCAGCAGGTCTACCAAAATACACTCAGATAATTCAACCTTATCAGCATGGACATGACCATTCAAAGAAAACTTGTCTTTGGTTGAAAAACCTACCAAATCTAGAACCTACTGATGAAATTCCATATACATATGTAGTAACACCTAATGGAAAAAAATATACCAAAGGATGGTATGAAACGCCTAGAAATTCAGTTGACAGAAGTAGGACTTTTACAGGTATAGCTAACGCTATGGCAGATCAGTGGGGATAGGATATGTTAGACTTATGTCCTAACTGTGAGAAACATATGAAATGGATAAACAAACGAAATGTTAAGGGTAATGTTCAATGTCCCATGTGTAAGTCTATATTTACAATAATTGAGGAGAGATTTAATTGAGGTGTAAAACTTGTCTAAAATGTATCAGATCATCTGGTTGTACAGGAAAACATTGTTGGTCAAAACAACAATGCAAGGACTGTCATTACATAGGTTTTTATGACAGTAAGACTATAAAATATGAGGTAGTATTAAATTGACTGACTATGATGATGATTTGAAAATATTGGAAAAAATGGATCAGGACAACATTCTTGAATATGTATGGGAGAACCTAATGGATGACATAGAAGATATGATGAGAGATGCATGTGAACCTGACGATAGGTACGATAGAGACTAATGCCCTGCATGTGTAAAAACAAATGCAGTAACTATGAAGATGTTACACATTTGGCTCACTCATATCCTTCAGGACTGATTACGTTTTGCAGAACTTGTCAAAAGATGTTGTTTGTAAAAGATACCAAAAATTACAGATGTTTCTGTTGTAATGGCAAGACTAGAATGACAGCAAGGACAAAAAGTATGGTAAAAACGGAGAAATTTAGATATGAATAGATGCAAAGGTATATGTCATAGGAATAAGATTCCCTATAAAAAATCTACTTATGAATACTGCAAAAGATGTAACTTGTGCAGTAAATGGTGGTTAAGAGAGGTAGGCAATCGTTGTCCATGTTGTAGTGTAATATTGAGGTCAAGTATGAGATCAAAGGTTAATTTGAATATAAAGAGGATAGAAGCATGAAGATGGAAGGTAAAGGCATAAACGGAACTAGAAAAGCAACAAGTAAAAATGATGAGTATTATACACATAATTATGCAATAAAACCTATATTAAAATACATTAAACCAAACTCTACTATTTGGTGTCCATTTGATACTGAACAAAGTAATTATGTTTGTGAATTAAGTAACGCAGGTCATTATGTTAAATACACACATATAAACACAGGTAATGATTTTTTTGAAACTAATATTGAATGTGATTATATAATATCTAATCCCCCATATACAATCAAAAATGATGTATTAACTAGGTTATTTGAATTAAAAAAACCATTTGCCATGTTAATGAATGTATCAGGAATATTTGATGGTAGATATAGATTTGATTTGTTTAAAAATAATGAATTTGAAATTATGATTATGAATAAAAGAATAGAGTATTTTATGGATTATAATGATCAAATTAATTCCACTAAAAAAAGTCCACCAAATCCTAGTATTTATTTTTGCTCCAAAATGTTACCAAAACAAATCATATTTGAGGAGATTAATAAGAAATGACATTATATGAATGTGAAAATGGTTGTGGTAACATGGTAAACGAACCAGATATATGTGAGGAATGTAAAGAAGTAGAAATGGAGAGTAGATAAAAATGACCAAACGTAACACCGACTTGCTCAGTAACAATGACATGTATGAAAAGTATGCCAATGTCGTAGAGGTTGTCAGAAATGCAAAAATATCAATAGTTCATGCTGGTCAAACTAATATGGTTCAATATCATGGGTTAAAGGATAATAAAAATATATTTAGAATATTTTCTGCAAAGCCTAACGTCAAGGGTATTGAGAAGTTTGTAGGTATCATACACGAACTTGCTCATGTATTGTTTCAATCTCCGTTTGATGCAACCAAGAAATTATTCAGAGATAATTGGGGTCTTAAAGATGAGGATTACAAGTTCTTTTTCAATGTGTTTAATGTAATAGAAGACCAACGCATAGAGTCACAGATGGGTAAGATGTATCTTAAACATGCAAGTAGATTTGACAAGACAACCAAAAAACTTGGTAAGTTGATGGGTAAGGATGTAAGAAATCAGAATCCAATAGACATACTGTTGACAATAAGATTCCAGCGTGGTGATGATATTATCAATGATACAGAAAACTATGATGTTTATGCAAAGGCGTTAGAAGACGTATTGCTTACTGATAGATTTGGTGGATTGAGAGTAATGGTTACACTAAAACCATACTTGGACAAGTATCTTAGTGACAGAAAGAAAATATTAGATCCAAGCATTGATGATTTAATTGCTGAACCTGACACGTTAGAGAGAGAACAGGGTAGAGATAAAAGAATGGAACAAAGAAGTGAAATGAGTCGGGAAAACACTGACTTTCAGGAAAACAACCTCGAATCGAGTGGAGAAACCGATCTCGAAGTTCCTGAAGAATTATTGAATCCAGATGATAATAATGATGAAACGAAAGAAGAAATTGTGGATATAGGTAAGCAAGAGGGTGAGGGAGTTGTAAATGATATATTTGACTCGTTAAGAGGTGAAGTTCCTCAACAGGCATTACCTAAACGTGTAAGATTGGTTAAAAGAGAATCTAGTAAAGTAAAACCTAATATGAAAATTGCCAAGGGATTGTCTAAGATATTTAAGACAATGAAAATGCAAAAGAAGGACTTTATTGATAATGAGGGTGAGGAAGTAGACGTTGATACTTATGTTGAAAATCTAATTCGTGGTAATAACTTGAATAATTGTAGAGTAAACAAGAGGATTACTAACGGTATTGCATTGGTTATATCAATAGATGGATCTAGTTCAATGCGTGGAGACAGAATGAATACTGCTCGCAACCTTGTTGCAACACTATATGAATCACTTAAAGGTGTAGACAATGTTGAGATTCGTGCTAATGTATGGGGTTCTGACGGTAAAGGTATTATAGGTATGACAGAAATTAACAGTAAAAATGATTTGAATCAAATATCATGTCATAATATGTACAGTGTGACACCTACCCATATGGGATTAGAGTACTCTGCTCAAATGTTAAAGAAGATGAAAGGCAGCAAGAAGATGATGATTATGATAACTGACGGTATGCCTAACTATTATGTTGGTGGGTATCATATGTCATTCCCTAATTATATGAAGACATGTACAAAGTCAATGCTTAAAGCAAGAAAGGTAACTAATAATCTAAACTGTATAGTAGTATCAGATAAATATTCGTATAAATACAATGGTGTTAGAAAACTGTTCAAATCTAAGAATATTATGAATGTTGAAAACATGAATATTGCTTCAGAAAAGGTTATTAAGCAGTTCAAATTAATGGTAATGAGTTCATTTGTATGATAAATTGAAAGTATTCAAACGTATAAAGAAACTTGAATTAATATTATTCACTCCTATTAACCTTGAAACTGATGAAGAACTTGAAGAAAGACATAAGAAAGGTGTATTGATGCATTATCTTAGAGCCTTAGAAAAACTAATGGTGGATCAAAAATGATTTGTAATATATGTGGAAAAACAAAAACCACTCATGAGTATGAGGACTTGGAAGTTTGCGACGATTGTCAGAAAAAAATTGACGAAGAATTAAAAAAACCTAAATTAAAAGATAACATATAAATACTACAGTTTTATATATAATATGTGTGTAATGGGGTATGTCACATATTTGAACATAAAATAAATGAAAAAAACCATTACTGTCAAAAATGTTCTAGATTTATTCCATCATCTAAATTATATAAAGAGAAAAAAAATTTTGGCAGGTTAAGATGTAAATGCTGCCACGGACTAGTTAGAAACAAGTCAAGAGTATATAGAACCAATTTTATGCCAAGTTCTACACTAAATATTCATTAGCCCAACTCATAACATAAATAATTCTTTCTTCCTGATCGTCATCCATTATTTCTCCTGTTTGATTTATACAATAATGTAAATGTTCATGATTAATTGTACTAAGTAAATCGTCTAATGTTTCATGAGCACTTAGAAATATAATTATTCTATCAGTTTCGGGAAAATAATTCCCTCTATCCACTTCCCCAAATACTCGGAAATCTGATGTTACCATAATATTGAATTATTCTTCAAAGTATTAAAATATACGGATTGAATTTAGGCATAACAATAAGTTTATATTACTGCTTTATATAGCTAGTATGGTTGTCAGGGATTACCCGTTTTGGTCTAACCATTCACGGTAGCCCTCTTAAACCATTAAACTTTTATAATACTTATAATTATCATAATTAGACTAGTTTAGTCCGTTCTACCAAGTCGGTAGTGAGTGAGTGCGTAAATCTCATTCTTCCCTTCTTGGGATTAAGTTTCTGGATAATACTTTGTAATACAACTACCACATTCTTGCCAAGGGCTGCTGTATTGTTTCTTACATCTAGGACATTTCAATCAAATACACCGTCACTACAATCTACTACTGCACCACAGTTGGGACATATCTGGTGGCATACTGTCATCTTATCCATTTCATAATCACATTTCATACATTGCATTTCTGACACTCTATACAGATTATTTTTTTATTTACTTCAATGTTTGATTTTAAACATTTGTGACATAATCCTTTCATATCATAACTCCAAACCAAAACTTTCTGTAATGGTTGAAAACTTCTTGTATTCATCTAAATAAACTCTGCCTTTTTCAGTTATAATAAAAGTGTTCTTACCTTTGACCTCTATTTTGTTAATTAACCCTGATTGTGTAAGTTTGTTAACAAATATTGTTAGTCTAGAATATGATAAATTTGATTGTCTAAGAAGATTTGTTACTTGAGTACCATTTGTTTTTGTCAAGTTATCTAAAATATCTTCTGTTATTTGATATGTATTTCTGTACACTCAGATTGTTAATATTTACATATATATAAACTTAGTCCACGCTTGACTCTTTTATAGCCAATTCTAACTCTAATCTTGATTTTTCATTTACCCTATCCTTCCAAAGTTCTTTGCATTCATAATACCATATATCTATGACTTTCCACCCATTCCATTCTAGCATATTCTTTTGAATGTTATCTATTGTAGCCATTCTTGCACTAGCATGGTGTTTGTCCTGTACTCTTATTGCTAGGTACTGAAATCCTGTATCTACTACAATATCTATGGTTTCTTTTAACTGTCTATCACTTAATGTCTCAAGATATTCAGGAGTAATCATATCAGATAGTTTGACCTGAGTGAGATATTCACAGCTATTACCAAACATATCCTTGATTATCTTCAATGCAGCCACCTCTCCCTGACCTATTATCTCCATTACTTGCTCTCCTTTACTACTTTGAACAATCTTTCTAACTTGTCTAACTTGAATCTCTTAAGTTTCTCTACTAGAGTATGGTGTCCCTTGCATAGAAGTACAAATCTGTTGGGATCTTTGTCTATTATAGGCAACACATAGAGATTGTAATCATATGTTGTCTTAAAATCACTATAAATTTTGTCACTTGCCAAGTATCTTTTATGATGAAATGTAAAATGTTTCCCGAATTTCTTGTGACACACCTTGCATTTCAAATCAAACTGTGGCTTTGCAGCTATCTTTCTTTTTAATGTGTCAGATTCTTCTTTCTTATTCGACATTATCTATGCCTTTAGCAGTTAGTATGTATTCTGCATCTGCCATAGCATGTTCAGGAGAGTCTATCATTCTTGCCAATCTTTTCTTGCCTGACTTCTTAAAGTATAACCTGTAACCACTTGCATGAGCAACAATATTACCACCTATAGGTTTAATTGGATCACCAAACATCATGCTTGGATCACTCTGTACTTGATTGGTAAATACCACAGCACATCTAAAATAGAATGATATGTTTTTGATATGACTCATAAGTCTTGCTATCTGCATTTGTCTTTCTGCTAGTGTTCCTCTGCCTAAGTATTCTTCTCTGAACTGTCCTATTGCACCGTCTAATATCACAAGTTTAGGTTTCTTATCATCTAATATCTTACTAAGTCCATTGATAGTTCCCATTAACTGTTCTGTATTTGGACAATAAAGGTAGGTAATTCTGTTAAGATACTCTGTACATTCTTCATCATTTTCTGCATACTCTCTTGCTTTTAATATACCTGCTATTCTGTTAGGTTTGAATGTGTCCTCACAGTCTATCCATATAACATTGTTACCGTCATGTATTGATTCTACTGCAAGTGAGTTACAAAACTGTGTCTTGCCAGCTCCAAACTCTCCATACACTTCATAAGTGGCTTCTGGTCTTACACCACCATCAATTAAATTGTCAACCTCTATACATTTTGTAGAAATTACTGGATATGATTTTTGATACTCCCACAAGTCAACAGTACTCATATCTGATCTTCTAATCATATTATTTTCTTCTAATAATTTTTGTGACTGAAATACCCAATTATCACAAGTTGGTTTTGCTACACCTGTAATCTCTTTAATTTCCTGAGCACCTCTAATACATAAATCTATAAGTGATGTTACTCCGAATGTTTGCAATTTCTTTTGGGTTACAGCACCAACACCTTTAAGCTGATCTACACCGAGTTCTAGATCAACTGATGTAATCTCCGTTGTTTCCTCAGGAGTTTGAGTTTCTTCCAATGCTTCTACTGATTCATTTTCATCATCATCTATAACCATCACATAGTGTCATGTAAATCACTTCAATATTAGTGTTTCTAAATTCTGGTATATGTGCCGTCACTATTCAATTTGATGGCATTGTTATTTTCCCACTTTGATATTACTGACTCTGCTTTCTCCTTGCTCATGCCGTTGTCAACCAATGCCTTTTCAAAGTCTCTAAGTTTTACCTTGCCTTCTAGGTTCTTACAGGTGTTCCATACTGCCAACACTTCATGTTCTTTGGTTGATTTATTGTCTTGGAATATCTGTGACTGAACACCACCACTACTAATACTGCTACCAAATGACTCGTATGTTTTCTCTATGAGATATTTGATTTTGCATATGTCGTCACTAGTAACCTCATCTCTGAAATGTAGTTTTGCATAAGCCATTGCCAATCTGACTGTTGCTTCCAACTGTCTAGTACCAACGGGCATCTCACTTGTTGCTGATGATTTTCTCATTGCTTCATAAATGTCTAACAATGTTTTCTTTGCTTCTGATGTTAGTTTTGGTGTAAATGATTTTGCAAAATTAATATATTTAATCATAAGTTCCTCTGTCATGTAACAATCGTCAGTCATGTCATTGTCAAATGAATCAAGAATATGGTTTGCCTTTAATCTGTCGGAAGTCATGTGTATCTTGTCCTGAATAAGCCATATCAAATCGAATCTTGACAACAATGGCGTTGGTATGTTGATATTATCTTTCAATGAGTTGTCATTGTCATACATGCCATACTTTGGGTTTGCTGCTGCAAGTACACTTGTACGACTTGGTAGAGTCATTGCAATTCCAGCTTTTGCTATTGATACTGTTTGCTGTTCCATAGCTTCGTGCATTGCACTTCTGTCATCTATGTTCATCTTGTCAAACTCGTCTATGCATGCAAGTCCACCGTCACACATTGGTAATACACCTGCCTGTGCAATACTTCTTCCATCTGACATTTTAACAATTCCTATTGTAAGACCTGCTGCTGATGAACCTCTGCCACTTGTGTATATTGATTTTTGGACTAGACCACTAGCAAATTTTAACAGTTCTGACTTTGCCATACTTGGATCTCCTATCAAAAACATGTTAATGTCACCTCTTTTCTTGGTCTTTACACCACCAGCCAACTGTAATAATATAGATAGTTTAATGTCATTGTAACCAAATATCATTGGAGCAAATGAACCGATAACCTTGTCAATAAATCCACTCTGTTTTGAATCATTGATTAGTTTTGTCTTTTCTTCGTCACTTGGTAATAATGGGGTAACGTCATTCAAGTCTCTTACAGATAATATGTCTATAAATATGTCATGTTCGTTCTTTTTAAGGTCAATATCACTTCTAAACAGTCCTGTAATCTGTTTTTTCTGTCCTACATAGGAGGTTCTAACCAAATTACCTACCAGTTTGCCTATGAATATGATAGGAGAACTGTTCCTTGACTTGTCCATAGGCTCTTGCATGAGTATGGTTTGCACATCATCAGTAACCATCATGTCGGTTCTTATCATTGTTTTGGCATGCTTGCATTGTGTATTTGTACATAATGGTGGAACTATCTTTCTGTCTAGGTCACATTTTGCTTCATATTCTCTGTTACAAATGGCACATTCAAATGTTGCTTCTCTAATATAGGACTTTGGGGAATCTGTTGCAAGTATCTGACACTCAAATGTAACTGTAGAGTTTTCATTCTTGGTGTTAATTTCATGCATATTCATTAATAATTCGCCTATCAAGTCTATCTTGACATTTGAAAATGATGCTCTTATCAATTCTAAATTGGTATCTTTCTGTGCCTTTACTCTGCAAATTGCTTCAAATAATAATGACATAAAGTCATTTGTACTGTCAATAAAAATATCAATAAAACCATTTTGTGATGGATTGATTGAAATTGTTGAATCAGGTCGCATTGAGTCTATTACGTCAGTATATCTGTTGTCAATCAATGCCTGTTTTAAAATATCAATCTTTGCTGATTCTGTATATTCGGTCATAATCTTTTGTTAAGCTCCTTTCTTATTTTATTGTTTAGTTGTGACACACGTTCATTAAAGTTTATCAAGTTGTCATTTGACAAGTCTTCAATACATTCGTTCCAAACATCCATCCTATCCATTATTCTAGGATATTTTGCATTGGTTACTTTCTTACCGTGGTTTGAAATATATTCTTCAACTGCCATAGCTAAGAACAAACTAAAGGATATATTTTTTGGTCTTGTTTCCTCTAATGCTTCAAAGATTGACTTTGTTTTACTACTGATTGATATTGTAGTTGTCTTCTTGAAATTCATAATATGTTTATTATTATTAGGATATATATCTCTATCTAATTAATTAAGATTAAAGCTAGTACAGGAAAAAAAAAGCTAATAAGTTAATTAACATTTTAGGAACAAAAATAACAGTGTTGTAAAAAAAATTAGGCATAAAAAAGTTAATTAAGTTATTAACAAATAATAGAGGTAAAAAAATAAAAGGTGTGTGTGTATGGGTTATGCTGTTTGTTCTAACTCGAACCAAGTTTTAACTCCTTGATTCTCCATCTCTTGGATTAGTTTACTAGCTTTATTGATAGGTTGTAATGCTTTTTTAACTTCACCGTTTTGTTTCCAACAAATATTGATAAACATATAGACCAATCGGATTGAGTGAATATAAACTTGTCTAATTATATGAGCTTGTATAATTCTGTACTATTACAATGGGGACATGATTCTTGCTCTAATTCCCCTGCTCTTACCATAAATTTGATTGTATGATGTAGATTACCCATACTTGCCACCTGAGTTTTATAATGTAATTCAGTCAAAGGTAGTCCCCTTTTATACTCTTTTAAAACATTTATAACTCTATCATGAGTTGACACTTTTCTAGATGGCTCTATTATTACTACACTCTTAGAAGTTTTTTTATTTCTTCTGACTGGTTTAGATATGACCACTTATACTTCCCTCTGCTGCATTAAATGATAATGTCATTGTACCTATCTGTGATCCTATAACCTCATTCTTTCTATCCATATAACCATCTGTGTTTTCTATCAAAGTCTTACAAAACGTGCCTGTATTACCTAAATGTATGTCTCTTTCCCATGTCTTGCCACTCTCCCAGTCAAAGTCATATACTAGTTCTGGTTGATACCTTTTCTGATGCAAGTGACCACATAGGAATACGTCATAATATGCATTATGTTTCATCTGTTCCATCATTCTTTCTGGTTTACCCCCACCAGAACCGTGAATAAACAGTATAGACCATTGTGCTAATATTTTTTTATTGTATTTTATCTCAAGTCCTAATACTCCACGACTTCCCATGAACGTCAAATTGTTTGGAGTACACATTGTATTTTGTAAGTATGCCCTACTTATCTGAGGTATTTTGTAATCGTGATTACCGTGAAAGAATCCCCATATTTTTTCATTCTTTTGTGAGTCATGAATGTCAAATAATTTCTGTGACATATCTTGCCACCTTTGTCTTTGGTTGTCTATGTCATGTTCCAAACTCATATCAGGATTAAATCTTTTATCATAAGTCGTAATTGCATCAAGTGCATCTCCACCAAAGAATGTATATCTGTTCTTGTCTCTGCATATTGCAGCAATTCTTTTTTTGTACAATTCTTCGTCAAAACCAGCATGTCCGATATGAATATCGCTTATCGGCTCTAAGTGTATAATATCGTCTTTTTTATCCAAGTTTATTTCAATTTTTTTGGAAAACATGTTACTTATTGATAAAAATACCTCAATATAAAGTTATATGTTAAAGATGAAAATATTCATTTGTTCTAGTCTCGCCATTTGGATGAAACTTTTCCATATGTTCTACATATTCAGTATTTAAACAATATCCAAAATCTGATTCACTACACAAGGGACAAACTGTGTAATCTTTTTTTGTTAATTTTTCTTCTTTGGATTTTACAAAGTTGTTTCTTACACACCATTCTCCGTCTTTTTTCTTATGATCCATTAACTGCCATTTACCTGACTTTTCAAAATGTTCCTTGTTCCAGTCAAGTCCACTTTTGCCACAACGGTTGCATTTTTTACTCATTATAGTCACGGTTCCAGTCAGTTTGACCTGTCAACGGGTGGTTATAATGAACACCCAAGTCCTCAGGATTAATATCATTTACTTCACATATCATGCATCTTACTTTGTCATGAAAAGATATAGGGTATATATTATGCTTGTTAGACCTGCATATATTACCCAATCTAGCACTTTTGTATAAAATATACTCACAAGGTCTATCCCATTCGTTAGGAACTTCAGGACATGACCAGCATTTAATCAGTTCAGTAGAGATATAAGGCATGTAATAAATTATATGGTTTGTTATTTAATTGTTGCTAACAATCTGTTACAGGCATCTATTCTTATTTCATATTTTCTTTCTCCTGTAGACTTTAACATTTCCTCATTGTATTTTTTTACATTAGCCCAATCTTCGGCATGTTGTTTATCTGGATTCATAAAAAGAAAAAGATTGGAGTTATTTATTAGTTTTTTGGTGGAAACATAGATAGTGCTAGCATCATTCTACCAGTCTTCTCTGCTTCCTTCTCAACTACATAGGCATCCAAGCCATCTGCTGCATCCTTGTCAACACATTTTGCCACAACATCTTTCCAGTATTCGCTTTTGGCTTGACCAATAACGGTTTTACCGAATGAGTGTCGCAGTCCCTCTGTGGTTCCAATTTCAACAACTTCAGCACCTACTTCATCAACGTTCTTAATCTTAAAACTTTGTATGGTAATTTTATCACCAGCAACTAGCTTTTTAGATCTGTCAACAGAACCGTCAATATCTAGAACTTCGCTTACGTTCATGGTAGTATGATAAAAAAAGGATTATATAAATCTATTCTTTTATAAGATTTGTAAGTCCCATAAATTGATCCATCATCTTTGATCTGATCTGACCAAACCTGTCACCGTTTACATCCTCTTGTGGGTAAATGGCTTTTGTCTTATGATGTGCCACTAAAAAGAACTGATCCCAGTATTCTGTAATTTTTTTAACCTCATCACTTACTTCTACGTCAGGTAATTTTGTTATTATCGGAGTCTTTCCCCATCCACCTGTACTGTTTGTCAATGTTCCCTGTTGTTTGTAAGGGGTAAACTTTCCACCCTGTTCCTCGAAACATTCCTTGTCAACACATATGGCTTTTGGATCTTTTTGGTAGAATATTTGTTCTCCTACTCTCCAGTCACTACCACAGATTTTGCAGTTACCTGCATATTTTCCTGTAATCTTAGTACCCATGTAATTTCATATAATTGACAATATTTATATGTTGTTGTTTAATTAATTATGTATGATACATTATTTTACTAAGAATATAGATGAGAAAAAATACAATGACATTATACAACGAACTATTATGATAAACGGCAATGATGGCACTAATAACTCTGGATATAAAGCATGGCAAAATTTTGAAGAAAACTGGACACTTAACATAATTCCTGTTACTGATCAAGAAGATTTCAAGGTATATTATAAGCATCTAAACGTTGAGACAAGTGACGGAATAGCATGGGGTGTTACAGGAATCAAAGTTATCTATATGTTTGTCAATGACGTTAAGAATCCTTTCATTATTAGACAGAATATAATGCCACTTGGACACGAGTTGTTACACGCCATCTATCAGGATGCAGTTGGAACATTTCATATTACTAGAAAATATGATGCACCAGAGGGCAAAGCCAATACAAGAGGAGCAGCAGCAACTGTTATTGTTCATGACAACTGGTATGGTACAAAGAAAACAATTAAGATTTGGATAAGATGGGGTATGATTTGGCTACCAATAACCATACCATTTATACCCGTTAAAGAAGCTAAAAAACAATATGCAATCTAAAAGTTTATATAATAATATATAACTGATTTAACTATGGCAAGACGTAAAATAGGAAACTCACACACTACGATATGTGTTTCTTGGGAAGACAAAGAACTGTTTAGAAAATTTGCAAAATTTGTAAAAACAACCAGAACTGGAAAACTTTATGAAAGTGATGCAGTTTTGTTTAACAAAATGCTGTTATTTTTCAAAGAGAGTAATGCTGTTGGTGAAATATCTAACACTACTTACCCAACAAAGAATCAAGAACCCACCCAGCTTCGTTAAAGTCTCTACTGATCCATTTTATTTTCATTTTATCTGTTACCAGTTTCATACATTTATTCCATAGAGGTATCAGAGTTGGAGTAGTAACTCTCCACTTACCGTTTATCTGATTTACTATAAGCATGGAGTCGCTGTATATTGTAATGTTTCTTCTCTTGTAGTTGTTTGCGATATATTCCAATGCATACAAGAGTGCAAGATATTCCAGCTCATTGTTTGTTGGATTTACCCCCCTTGTTTTGACAATAGTTTTGTCTTTAAGTTTGTCAACTAGACATATCCTAGTACCAACTGTTCCACCATCTACATATATTTTAATCATTAATCAGTATGAGATCTTTCATGGTTAAAAATATTCTGAAACATATCTGTCTTTATATAATCAGCTTCTACTGTAAAATCACATTTAGGGCATTTATACTTCATTCTCTTTTTTCCTCTTTGTATATTCATTTCTACAGGCAGTACTACAATAAATACGTTGCCTACCTTTATATCTCCAAGGAAGTATGGCTTTACACTCTATACAATAATGATCAGTATCTCGTCTTACCACAATAAAAGTTAATATAGGTATTATTTAAGGGTTGTTACTAATCGTCGATAGGTTCTGGTTTATATTTTGGTAATGTTTGTTTACAATGTGGGCATGAAGTATTATGTTTTGCTTCTACTTCTTTAACTCTTTTTTTCTCATACACATCTTTCATATCAATATCTGTTGGACTTGAATAATCAGTTTTCATCAAGTCTAATTTTAGTGATATTGCCTTGAAGATTGTTTCAGCAGCAGATTTAGCCAATTTTGGTTTAATAGGTTGTTTTTTTGTCATATTAGGTGCATTTAAATATGCAGCTTTACCATCTCCATCAACTTCCTGAAGTTTATCTAATGTAGTACCTGTTGGTTCATCATCACCACCATAAGTATCTAAATAATTTATTACATTGGTTTCTGCTCTATCACCTGCGAAACTATCAGTAAATGGAATATCATCACTACCATCCATAGGTTTGTTACTTCCTTTACCATCTTTAGCATCTTTCATCAAGTCTAATTTTAGTGATATTGCCTTGAAGATTGTTTCTTCAGCTTGAGATTTTAAAGCTTTATCATCTAAAGAGAAGAAATCATTATCATCTCCTTTCTCATAATCAGCCACACCATCATTTGTTACATTTTTTGGTTTACCAATTACTGAACCTAATCGTTCTCTCTTTAGATATTTTTTTCCTTTCATCAAGTCTAATTTAATAATATTCATATCTGTAATAATGTCATTTGATTTCTTCTTTTTCTTAGACATTTCATCAATAATTTTTTGACCTGCTGTACTTGTTTTAGGTTGTTCTGTAACACTTCTTTTATATTTTTCATCCATTGAATTAAGATATTTCATTTGAGCAACTCTATCATTTACCATTTTACCAGTTTTTGAGTGTTTTACTTGTTTTATAGCATTATATCCAGCTTTATCCTCATCATTTTCCCATTTATACTTTTTTCCTCTAGTATCATGTTTTTTTGCTCTAGTAGATGTATCTGACATATCATTTAAATTTGAATCTTTTCTTTTACCTTTACCTTTACCTGCACCAACACCTTCAGTATTTCTAATTCTTTGTCTCTCTCTAAGTTCTCCTTGACCTTCTACTTCTTTGAATTTTTTATGTGCATCTACTCCTACACCAACTTCTACATTTGAATTACTGATTTCTTGTGTTTCACTTTCTACGCCTTCTGGTGCATCACCAGCAGTATTTGTCTCTTGTTTACTATCTAGTTTAGTAGTTCTTTTTGCCATTTTATGTTGTTTTTTCTTTTTTCCTTCAGAGTTCGTGTTTTTGTCACCTGTTGCTTCCCTAGTCTTGGATTCAGTTAATTTTTCAGCTTGATTAGTTTTTGGATTGAATCTAGAATTTGAATCTAATTGCACCTTCTTTCCTTCACCTTCTTTTGAATATTCTCTATCACCAATTATACTACCTACTTGTTCTCTTGTTCTTGATTTAACTCCCTCATTTGGTTTAGTTGTTGGTTGTGGTTGTTGTCTATGTTGTCTACCAACTACTCCAGATTCATCTACTTTACGATTACCATCTTGTACTGTTGATCCTCTATTATCAAGTCTAGTTTTAGGGCTTGATTCAATATCTTCTCTAAGATGTCTTTCTCTATTTGACATTTTAGAAGGTAATTTATCTCTAGCTGTAAATACAGATCTAGTTCCACCTTCAAGTTTCTTAGATGGTATTTTTAATTTTTTATTACCAGTATTAACATCATTTACAGTACTATCAGTTGCAACTGCTGCTTGAGTTGGTGGAGTTGGAGCATTAGAAGTAAACCCAGTTTGTGGATCAATATTTCTAGTTGGTCTTGCTGAAACAGGTTTTTGTAATCCTTTTGGAGTATTTGCTGCAACTGCTGTTTGTGATCTATCTCCTTTTGATCCTATTTCTTCTCCTTGGGTTCTTTTTTCTAAAAATTCTTGTACTTCATCTTTGGATAAATATTTTATTCCAAAACTGTTTAAATTAAAATCAGGTTTACCTGTAGGCATTATCCTTTCCTTTCTTTTTCATCTGCTTCTTTATCTTTTTCTGTTTCTTCTTCTTTATCTTTACTTTGTCCACCGTGTCTTCCTTTTTCACCGTAGACTGGATTATATACACCTGAATCATTTGTTTGAGCAGAATTGTTGCTTGATGTTGATGCTGGAGGACTTCCACCACCCATGCCACCGTCTTTATCTAACCATTGTTCCCATAGTTGTTCTTGCATTGATCCATAAGACTGTTTTATATCTGATGATGACTCATGTTCTTCTCTTGTTATTTGTTTACCATTAGCACCAAAATATTTTGTCTCAGATGTAGGTGTTGCATTTTGTTTATCAGTTTCTAATTCTTGTAATTCCTTTATTTTACTAGGATTTAATACTAATCCAGCTTCCATATTTCCACCATAATTATTTCTACCTGTTTTGTTTGTTACTTTAGGTTTTTCTTTATCATGTTTAAATTGTTCTTCTTTAGTTTCATGTGACTCTCCTTCGTAATCTTCTTCTGCATCAAAAGCAGTACTTGTCTCAACTGCATGTCCACCTCTGCCTGCACTACCAAGATGTGACTGTTCTACGTTGGATTTTTTAATTTTTTTACCTGCTTGTAATATTTCTAAACCTGATTTTGGTGCATTTACTATTGCTTCTCCAACTTGATTTTCCCCAGCAGTTTTACCATCATTATACATCTTTCTACCAAATTCTTTTACTTGGTTTGGATGTAATTTAGCCTGTTTTTCTTTCATTACATCTTTAAGTGATTGTGGAAGTTCTTTCCATGATTTTGCTAGGAATCTAGGACTGTAGGCGTGAATTTTGTGTAATTCTACGGTTCTTTCTTCCATAGTCATGTCATTCCATGTCTTGTTTACTAGTATATCTTTAATGAAAAATGTATCGTTAATGTGAATATCTTGGAAGTTGCCATCTCTTTTTACAACTGTAACATAACTTGTGTCCATTTTGACTACTGTGCCACTATCTTCTGCACCGTTTACAAAGAAATGAATGTTGTCTCCGACTCTAGTTGAAGTGATTTTGTTCAAGTCTTCCATATCATTACTCCTGACTTAATGCTTTATAAGGTTTATTATCTTTGTCTTCCTTATCCTCAGTTTTCTCTTGTTTTTCGTTGTTTTCTTCACTTTCTGCCGATAATTCTATAGATTCGTCATCTGCTACTGGTTTCTGTTCCATTCCTGTTAGGTGTTGATTGCCAAATCTAGCATCTCCAGCTCCCTGCATCTTATCTAGCCATCCTTCCCATGATTTGAATTTTTCTGCTGTTACTGTTGAATATTCTCCCATTTTAGCATCTTCACCTGTTTCTGGTTTGACCTTTTGTGATGCTATTTTTTTACCTCTTACTGCTCTTGCTTCATTTAAATCTAATGCTAATTTTTTATCTTCTACTGTTTCTTCATATTTAGTTAGCCATGATTCCCATGATTTTCCTACAGGTTCTATATCAGCTACTTCTTTTTGGTGTGATGCTGCTGGTTGTCCAGTACTAGATAATTCTTTTTTATTCTCATGTTCATTAATTCTTTGAATTTGTTGTCTTAATCCATCAAGAGTAGTTCTAGTACCATCTGCATTTGGTCTTGCAGAATCACCTGACATTGTTCCACCCCATTGATCAGCTCCAAAAGTTTTACCACCTTTACCAAATTTACCTGCATGACCTTTAGGCACACCACCACTAGCACCTGCATTATTATATCCTTTTCTACCTGCACCTTGTGCTTGTCCTCTCAAATTTCCTCTCCTAAAACGTTGAGTTAAATTATTAGTAGTTGTTTCATCCTCCACATCTCTATGTTTTTCATCAGTTAATACACCTTCTCCAGTTTCTCCTGAAGTTTGTAACTTAGTTCCAGTTTCAAAATTTATTTCTGAGTCACCATCTTCATCTTTTTTTTCAGGAATATTATCTTGTGGGTATTGATTCTTTTCTAAAAATATTTCCCATGACTTTAGTTTCTCTATTTCTTCCAGTTTACCGTCAGTTAGTTCCTCTAGTGATTCTTCCTCACCAATAGCCTTATCATCGTCATTTTCTGCATCATCTCTGGTAGTAGAATTGTCAAATTTACCATTCCATTCTTCCTTCTTCTCACCCTCTTTGTGAGATGTTTCTGTGGCATTGTTCTTTTCTAACCATGATTCCCATGAATCAACTGAAGATATACTGTTATTAACATATGGATCTTCATGTGTCTCATCATCAAAATCACTTCTTGTACGAGGAATAGTCTTATCTGGTGTTTTATTATAATCTATATGTGGAGGTTTTCCTTTTGGAAAATCATCATTGATAGTTTTAGCTGTTTTCTTATCTAACCAGTTTTGCCATTCCATATATAAACCACAACCTATTATTATATAAAGTTAACCGAATAGAGACTCTTTAAGAGCCTTGCCCATACTCATAACGTGCCATCCTTCTCCTGTATTAACTGCCCTACATGCAAGTACAAGACTGTCAGGATAGTCGTCATGTTCAAATGACTTGATCTTCATTATACCACTTTCAGTATATTCCCTTCTGAGATATGACAGTTGATAGACCATTTTGTTGATATTCTTTAACTTTATCTTGTGATTTTCAAACAGTAACCTGAGATTCTTGTACATATCTGCCTTTTCCTGTAGTGAGAACATTACACCCCTTGTAGGAACATCTCTTTCCCTGCACAAGTCTACAAGTCCACCACCTAGACCTGTCTCGTCTATGTAGACTGTCTCTAATCTGAACTGTTGCACAAAGTCAGCAATTCTGCCTGCCACATCTACCACATTACTTTGAGATTCGGCATAAACATCTTCCACAAACACGGTATCTTCCTCATCTACTCCTACTATCGTAAATACAGTCTCGTCACGACCTGTTCTAGCAATATCCACTCCCATATAGTATCTCACTCTGCCTTTTGGGTGTCCGTCAGTAAGTGCTTCCATAATCAATGAGTTTGGTATAAGTGCATCACCAATGTCTAGGAACTCACCCTCTACCTCTTGGACATATTCCTCTTTGGTTAACCTCTTAATTTCCTCAATAAATACAGGATCTTCTGCAATAAGTGGGTTCATCATGGATTTTACATGGAACTCTGTCCACATGCCCTCTGGGTTTCTAGGTCTACTGTTCATACACGCTTCATAGAAGTAACCTGACTTGGAGAAAGGTGTTGACGTAAGCCATACCTTTGCCTGTGTAGCCATACCAGAAGGTAGGAAGGCTCTGAGTATATCTGTCTTAATGAAACTACATTCGTCAGCGATAATAACATGTGGAGAATAACCTCTCAGCCCGACACCAGTCTCACCTGTTGCCCTTGTAATGATCTTGGTCATTCCGTTGTTGTCTAGGAATCTTACCCAAAGTTCTGACTGTGTGTTTCTTACTATGTAGCCTTTGAGAAATGAACTGTTGATAACCAAACTTCTGATCCTGTCAAACATGATGGTTGCCTGATTTTGTGTAGGGGCTGCAATAACTATTGTACATTCATGCTTTACTGTCTTTAGCATTAACGGTGCAAAGAACGCAAAGTGTACTGCCTTGGCAGCAGTTGACATGGTTTTACCCACCTGTCTTCCACTTCTGTACACTATGAATCTGTCCTGACAGTCAACATACTTTACATTGTAGTCAAACAGTTTGTGACCTAAGAATATGTCACTGAACTTGCTAGGGGATTTTGCACAATCTGCTATTGACTGCATGAACTCTATTCTTTCCTGAGTCTCCTCCTTGGTAGGTCTAGCCATCTTTTTTCTGTGCCTTTATCTGTCGGAATATGCTTTCAATGTCACCCTCTTTTGAGAACTCTTTTTTCTCAGTAATTGTAATTTTACTGTTGAGGTCATTCATTGATTTTACAATGTTTAGCAATGTATTAATTTCACTTTTACTGTTTCTATCTGGTACGTTGCCATCAAACTTGGCTTGTGTCAAAGTCATGAGGACATTCTCAAATGTAAGTTTTGCAACCATGTCTATCATGTTTTTCAAATCCTCTGGATTTCTAGTATCTAGCTCATTAATGAAACTAATGAAATCTTTGCGAATACCACAAACTGCTCCCTTTTCATATTTAGGACATTTGCCATTTCCACCTTCTTCAACTGACTTGTAGACACATTGATCACATAGGGCTGGTATGTTTGCTTCCTTGAAATGCTTGGCACTATTGAATGGAGATATGGTTTTTCTCTTGTCTTCCACGACTATATCGGTATTGCCAATAGGCTTTATTTTGAAAATATCATCATTTTTATCCATTATATAACAGTTTTTTTAACTTGTTTATAAAGTTTTTTTAATCTTCAAAACTGGATCTATTATCTTCAAAACACATGCTAGCATAGTCACACATGCCATCACAGAGGAAACATTTGGTTCTTTCTGGTAATGTTTTGTTAGTAAGAGAGTCTTTGATATTGTTTGACCTTTCAATCATGTCAATCAAAGTTTCTTCCACTGGTTTTAACTTGAAAGATATGGTAATTGGTTTGTCCCTTTTGTCTTTTTCAATTCTGTTTGAAATGTATATCACACATCCAAAGTCAGCATCAATATTATAGCATTTTTTTAACAATACACGGTATCTGTTGATCTGATCCTTGTGAGAATCACTTGCCTTGCTTGTTGCCTTTGAAAAATAATCAATACTTCCTGTCGTCTTTTTGTCACAAATCACCCATTTATCACCGACTTTCATCAAGTCGTCTATACTGCCATATATAATATCTAACTGTCTAGGATCATCTAATGGTATTTTTTTAGATTCCTCATAGGTCAATGACTCATCTCTTACATAATCATATGCAAGAAACATTTCATGATGTTCATCTTTTGCCAACTGTGAGTTGCTGTGAACTACCTGACCAAAGTATAATGACTTTGTGCTTTCAGTATTCATTCCAGTTCTAGGTAGAACCTTACCATAGATTACATTACGCATGCATGGTTTAATTATATCACTAACATGTATGACACCCAATCTTTCGGTTGCCATAGCTTCCATTTGGGCTCGTCTAAATTGAAAATAAATTTCCTCATTCACATCATCAATCTTTAACATGAATTAACAGATATGTCGTGCTATATATATGTTTAGTATGAACCTATTTTTTCACAACCACATGGTTCTGAGACTTCTCCAGTTTCAGGCATTGGGTGTACACATCCATTGTTGTCTTCATGAGTTTGCTGTGAGTGTCCACAGTCCTTACATTCTCCACCAACTAGAATTTTTATAGATCCCATCAGTAACTCTCCTCAATGGTAAAATTAAAAGTTTCTGACTGTTCTGTCATTACACCACTTGAATTTAACAACTCAACTTCACCTTCCCATATACCTGCATTTGCAATAACAGTATCAGTAGCACTTAACAGATATGATATTTCACCTGTTGACCTGTTAGAATATGTTGCTGCACCATTGATAATACTAGTACCATCTGGTTTCCATACCTTCCATCTAGCAGTAGCGTAAGTAGAAGTATCAGATAGGTTCTTAGCCACGCCTGAAGCATCAGCAATATTGATTACAACGTTAGATCTAGCACCTGCTTTGACTATAAACTCGATATTTCTACCTTTTAGATTCATTGACATATCATATATCACTTGCCATTAGTTAAAAAGATTACCTACTATCTCCTTTAGAGGTATCTGAGCCTTTACTGAGTTTAGCAGTAGTTGATGATACGTTTAATCTGACAGATCTGGTTATGTTTACTATAGCCCATCTTATCTTTTGTAATGATTCTCCAATTTGCAATGTTTCATTTACAATTCTAACAAGTGAAAGGATTCTGTCTCCATTAAATTCTGAAATATGTAATGATTCAGTTACAAGTTTGATCAAGTGATCTGTCTTAACAATAATTTCTGAGTATTGTAATGATTCAGATATACGTTTAACAATAGTTCTAGACTTGTTTGCTACCTCACTCAAACTCAAACTGTTGTTGATTGTTCTAACCATAGTTCTAGACTTGTTGACAATCTCACTCAAACTCAAACTATTATTAATTACTCTAAACATTGTTCTGGATTTCTTGACAGTTTCGGATTGCTGTACAGTTTCATTGACTCTTACCAGATACTTGTTAAGTCTTGATATTGATTCACTAATTCTTAACGTTTCATCTATGACTCTGAACATTGTTCTAGCACTTCCATCAAACTCTGCTATGGATTCAGCTTCATTGACATATCTGTTTCTTAATCTATTTGGATTTCTTGTTTCTGATAACTGCAATACATCTGCTATGCTTCTAATGACTCCTTTTAGTCTAGGTACAACTTCAGATTGCTGTACAGTTTCACTCAATACTCTAAACATTGTCCTACTCTTATTGGTATTTTCAGATAATGAAACTTGTTCATTGAACAGTCTAACCATGTCTCTTAACTGACTAAATGCTTCTGACGTTTGCTCGCTTTCATTAATCATTTTGAGTAATGTCTTTAACTTGTTTGCAGTTTCATTTAGATTCTCTGTCTCTGTAATTGACAAAAGTATATTCTTTATCTTTGTAATATTTTCAGTCGTGTTTTCAGATTCATTGATAAGTCTAACCATGTCTCTTAATGCATTACTGTTCTCACTTGTTTGAAGTGTTTCAGCAGCATATCTTAACATGCCTTTGTGACGAGAAGAAGTCTCAGATAATGATAATGTTTCTGTTACTGCTAGTAATATTGCTTTGATAAGTCCATCAAACTCTGCCAATGTCTCAGATTCATTCAATGTTCTAACCATAGTTCTGCTCTTTAATGCTGACTCAGTTGACTGTACTGTTTCAGTAATGAGTTTAATTAGAATTAACCTTACATCAAATACATTTTTTTGAAATATACTTCTTTGAAACGCATAGTCTCCAAACTCACCTTGAAATGCATTTGCTTGAAAGATGTTGGTTTGAAAAACTTTTGGTACTACTGCCACTATAACTCAGTCCAAGTGTCATTGTTTAGAACATATTCCTTATTCAAGTCAGTATCATAATATACAGCACCGTCTTGAACTGTCATTGATTGCACACCGTCACTACCTAATACTGATATATTTGTAGTAGATCCATAATCTCCTCCACCTGCTACATTTCTCCATTCAATAATGTTTATTTGACTTGTACTAACAAGTTTTCCAGTTACAGTTAATCTTGTTGGAATTGTACCTGAACCACTTTTTCCCTCATTAATATTCAATATTAATAATTTTTCCTGACTTGCGACATTGGCAATAAACATATTCATAAATTGACCACTTCCAATGTTAGAAAAATCCCCAATATCATTTTGTGTATGTGATGTAGAAGTAGAGCCACCATTTGTATTAGCACTAAAAGCATAATTAGAACCTGTATCTACTGAACCATTTCCTAATCTTAATCCATCTTGTATAGTTCCATTACTATCTAAATAACACATTACCTGTAAAATTTTTCCTGTTGTAAATGTGCCACTTGAAATTGGAGATGATGATGCTGTCACACTAGTTGCTTTAGCCCAAACCATTAGTCATGCCCCCATATTTTAAAAATTGAACCTGTATCGAAACCTGCACCACCGTTATCTGTTACCTGCACACTTGTTATCTGTGCTGATGTGTTTGCCCATTGACAAGCACCTTCAATATGTTGAGGAGCATTTGAAGCACCTGATCCACTACCTGCGTTAAATGCTGTCATAAAAGTCATTAATTTTACTTTGTCAGAAGTGTTAACAATAAACATATTTGTCAATGAGTGATGATCTCCTGTACCTCCAGTTAATACGTTTGTTAATTGTGATTGTGACGTAACGTTAGCATCAGAAGCTCCATTAATTGAATGTGTCCTATTATAATTACCACCTGAGTCAGCATTAAATCTTAAATAAGTGTTTCCAGTATGACCTTGCTGATAAAACTGCAACCAAAGATATTTTTTAGCAGATATTGTACCTGTTGAAAACTCTTGATTATTACTTGATAATTCATTAGAGTATAATTCTTCCCAAGAGTTTGTAGTATGTGTGTCAGTATTATCCCATCCAAATACAACAACCTCTGTACCTGTGCCAAAAGATGATCCACCACCATCTGCCCATAGATTAATACTTGTAATTTGACTTGATGTATTAGACCACTTGCCTGCTACTTCCGTTCTATTCGGCACATTTGAAGCTCCTGTTCCAGTAGTTTCCATAGAACTGCCCATTAATAATTTTTCATTTCCAGAATTATTAACTATAAAGAAACTACCAAATTTATCATTATTAGCATTGGAATATGTTGCGTTAATATTATTTGCTGCTCCACCAGCATCTCCGTCACTTGCACCATTTCCACTATATCTGAAATTATAATTAGAACCTGTATCTCCATTAAACTGAATTTTTTGCCTTCCAACAGCATTACCCTTAACAAAATACTGCAACCAAAGATATTTTTTAGCAGTAAATGTTCCACTTGATAAGTTACCTGCTGCACTTCCTAGTGTAGCTCTAGCAATTTCTTTCCACCCACCTACGCTTGGACTTGCCAAACTCAAAGCAGGTCTTTCAGCAGTTGTACCACTAATACGATTTCCAGCTAGCCATTCTACCATTTCAGTTCAACCTCATTTCCACAACTGCATAAAACAGAAGTGTTTTTATTCTCACTTCTATTGGTCATACTGCTACCACATGAATCACAAGTTCCTTTCTTTAGGTGTATGTAGTTCCAACATAGATCACAGTAATGATATTGAAACCTGATATATTGGTCATATTCGTGAGCTCCTAGTGTTGCTGTTTGGCATTTGTCACAGGTATATTTTTCCCCTGCGTTCAAATGGTCATAGTATTCTTGGCTCATACTGATGTTACTCCGTTGTAAATTTCTGTTCCTCTTACTTTGAAATTATATCCACTTGTAGCTCCACCACCTGTAATTCCACTGTGGTGTAATGTTGTTAGCCCTGTTACTGAACCTGAAATTGTAACAGTTATGTCAGAACCATGTTGTGAAGTTCTTGCAGAATCAGTGTACATTTTCAATGTTAAAACTTGACCGTCACGAATTAATCTACAAAAATATGATGTGTTAGTTGACATTGTAGATGATGCTGATGAGTTTGCTTGACTTGATCCATCTCTGTATCTTATCATTAACACATTTGTACCAGCTTCTACAACTGATACCATATCCTGTGTCGAATCCCATGATGAGCTTGTACCTGCTGCCAAGACAAATGGGTACATATTAACTGCACCAATATTATAATATTCAAAATCTGCAACCCATTTTGTATCATTAAGAGTTATTCCAAGTGATGTATGTACGAACTGTCCATTTGCTGAACCTGTGCTGTTTGCGTATGCCCAGCCACCGTCAATTCCAACTGTTTGAGATCCAGTTCCACTATTGGCAGTATTGGTAGTTGCTTGTGTCCAACCTGATGTAGAAGAATAATTCCCTGTATATGTTGGTGGATATGTCCAAGAAGATTTACTTACTGCTCTACCTGTTCCACCATTGTATAATATTGCAATTTCTGCTGGTGTAAGAACACGATTCCAAATACTCATATCGTCTATATTTCCACCCATAACCTCTCTATTTGATCCTGAACCCGGATCAGAACCTATACTTGGGTTTCCTGTTAATGCACCTGTACCTGATGAACCACTTGAAATAGCTTTAAATGTGCCATTCCAATATAATTTATAAGTTCCTGAATCTCTTTGGACAACAATATGAACCCAATCTGATGTACTAAAACTGTAAGCCCATTGTGTATTTGAACCAAGATAAAAATTAATACTTACACCCGGATTCCAAGTAATTTGCCAATCTGAACCATTTGGATAACAACCTAGAAGTGTATTTGTTGCACTTGATCTTCCACCCTTTAACCATAATGAAACTGTGAAATCTGCATTACTTGCACTTGGCATTGGATTTCCACTTAGATTATATCTTGATCCTGTTCCATCTGCTGTTCCTGAAAAGAATGTTGAATATGTTCCTATTTTACCTGCTGATGTTCTACTAGGCGAAGAACCACCATAACTTTCAAAAGTTCCATCTGCTGTAATTTGATCTGGACTTCCTACTGCACTAGCCTGATTTGTCATAGTGCCTGTGGTTTCTTCAAAATTATAGTATGCTGTTAATCCACTAATACTTGAAAAAGCACCACTTGTAAACCAATATCTTCTACCTGTATCTTTCTCTACCATGATAGAATTGTCTTGAACATCAGTTGGTTTTGATTCTATTGATGTTAAATTATTATAAATTTTAAGATCAGTTATCTCAAAGTTTGAAGTTCCACCACCACCTGTTGTTTGATTTTGGTGTTGCACATAGGTCAATCCTGTTATGTTGGCTATACCTGCGTTACTTGCAGTTACAGGAGAACCACTTGTATGAGTTGTTCTTGCAGAATCAGTAAATGCAGAAAGTTTAATATCAGTTGCCGATGTTCTTTGTATTCTAATATAATATGTGGTTCCTGAACTTACTGCTATGGTTGATGATCCTGCGACATAACTTCCACCATTCTTTGTATTAATTTTAATTTTATTGGGGTTATCTTCTGACATTGTTATTGCATCATTACTTGCAGAATCATAGTTGCCTGTTCCACTTTGAAATACAAATGGATAACCACCAACTGTTCCACCATTATTAATGTAAGTAAAATCTGCTGTCCATGCTGTATCACTTAATGTTATACCTAATGATTTTATTACCTGTTGTAATGAATCATTGGTTGCAGCAGCGTTTGCATCAACCCAATCTGATTTACCTGAATCTACCGTTACTTTAGAACCTGTTTGTGTCCACCCTGTATTGCTGGTGTAATCATCTTCAAAAGATAAACCTACTGTATCAGTTGACAACCCAACAATTCGTTTAGAGTCTTTGTATTCTATGGTCATGTTCCAAGCTCCTTCCATGCTGTATTAGTTGATGTTACTCCGTTGTAAATTTTCATGTCGTATAACCTAGCTCCTGTTGAAGTGTTTCCGTTTTGTTCCGAATCGATAAATGCCTTGATATATCTTAATGATGAAATACCTGTTACTGTTGCTGTTGCTGTTACTCCTGTTTGTGAAACGTACTCATTTGTATATGCTTTAAGTGTAAATGTATCTCCATCTCTGATCATTTCCATATACAAATCTGTATTGTATGGTAAATTGGTGTTTGATAACACATCAGCTCTTACTCTTGCAGGTGTACTTGTTGTTTCAAATTGTCCTCTTGATACCTGTAATGACATATTATTTTCATTTGCATTTCCATTGACATTAGTACACATACAAGCTGATTGCTGTGTTGTTCCAGAATCTCCTAGATTGTTTGAAAATCCTAGATAAAGTAATACATTTCCTGAACTTGATATTGCTCCTGTTCTTATCTTGAATCTTGCTGTCCATACTGTATCAGATAGGTTGTTTCCACTTCCCAAGTAATCTGAATCCTGAACATCAAGGTAAATTTGCTGTGCAGTTGTACTTCGTCTAACTGTTGCAAAGTCAATGTAATCGCCTGTTGCATTGTAAGTCCAATCTGCTGTGTTTGATACCCATCCTTTGTCACTTGTTAGATCATCATCAACACTTAACGGATCAGAATAATAATACATCTTTCTTGTATCGGTTTCTTCCAATCTGCTTCCTAATTGGACATTTAATGGTCTAGCATCATGAGCATTTACTGTAGTAATTGTTCCACCTGTTGCTGTTATTCCACTACTTGTTAAATATCTTACAATTACAATACCTGAGCCACCATAACCTGCTCTTGCAGAATTATCATGACCTCCTCCACCTGCTCCAAGATTTGTTGTACCTGCTGCTCCGTCAGAACCACCTCCACCTGAACCACCTTGACCTCCTGTTCCTGATGATGAGTTGGCAAAGCCTCCCCCACCACCACCAGCATAAATAACAGATGATCCACTAATTGATGAGGCTAATCCATCTCCACCAACTGCTACACCTGCTGTAGCATTTCCACCTACTGCCCCTGCTCCTCCACCTGCACCTGCACGTTGACTATTGTTTCCATCTGATGCACCACCGTTATTTCCTTGATTTGGTGTAACAGAATCTTGAGGATAACCACCATTGGAAGTGTAATTACCACCAGCTCCACCTGATGATCCACCTGCTGTATTGTTGGCAGCTCCTCCACCTCCACCAAAACCTCCACCTGTTGAAGTTATAGAATCAAAAACTGAATTTCCACCTACACCGTTATTCCCATGTCCATTGACATTACATTGACCTGAATATCCACCTGCTCCTACTGTTACGGTTTTGTTACCTGCTGATACTGATAGTGTGCCTGTTCTCATTCCACCTGCACCTCCACCTCCACAGTAGCCACCACCACCACCTGCAACAACGAGATACTCTATATCTCCTGAGCCTGTGACAGCTAATGTGCCTGAGCTTGTAAATTCATGTACTTTATATTCATTTGGAACTGCTTGTATTCTTCTACCTGCGTGATAAGTTATCGCCAATTTAAAACCTCAAGCGATTTGTACTTCGACAGCAGATCCGTTTTTCCAAATTTTAGTAAAGACACCTTCATTATTAGCATCTATTTTTTTAATATAAATGTCACGATCACCTGCTCCAACAGTTCCAAATGATGAAGCAGTACCAGCATAATTTGTAGTAGTAGTATTAGCAAATTGATGTACTATTGTAGCACCTCCACCACCAGCAGCCCATTCTGGTGCTGTTGCTCCACTATTCATTTTTAATGCTTGACCTGCTGTACCTTTTGCTAATCTTGCAAAACTACCACTAGCACGATAATAAATATCACCATCTGCATCACTTGTAACATTTATTACAGGACTTGTTAATGTTTTATTAGTTAAAGTATCTGTTGAAACCAATGATACCAATGTAGAACTTGTACCTTTTGGCAATAACATTGTATTTGTTTGTGATTCTGAATGTGGTTGTGATTTGATGGTTTGACCATGATTGTTGGAAGTACAGTTAAGTGTAACTGCACCGTCATTTGTATTTCCTAATACCTTAATAACTCCTGTACCGTTTGAATCTAATTCTATGTCTCCGTTTGTATTTGTTGCTTCTATTTTGTTTGAATCTATAGTTAAATTGTCTACTGATAAAGTTCCAAGTGTTCCTACTGTTGTAATACTAGATGAGCCTGCTGCTGGGGCTATTCCTGATTCTGCTAGAGTTTGATTAATCCATGCAGATCCATTCCATTTTAATAATTCACCACTTGCTATACTTGATATAGTTACATCTCCAATATCACTGACTGCATTGACTACTCCACCACCATATCCATACCAATGATTTCCTTTTCTAATTAGGATTGTTGGAACGGTTGAAGACAAAGTTTCATTTGAATCACTTACTGTTTTAATCTGACCATCTGCTGAAGGACTTGATGTGTTTGTTAATGTAATAGTATCTCCTGTATCTGCAAACAAGTATATCAAATCATATTGACTTGTATTTGTTATTGCTAGTTTATCTAAAGTATCACTTGTACTTGACTCTGCTGCTACAACTGTAATTGTATCTGTAACTGTTGCAACTCCACTTGCTATTGTAACTGTTGCACTTGCTGGTGCAAAACCCAACATTCCTTGTGAATCAGGATCAGCGTTCCATTCATTAGATCCTACAGGACTTGTTCCATCATCTGGGTAAGATGAAGTATTAACCTGTGTTGCGTGTTTATAAAGTGCTTTTCTAGCCAAGTTTTACCACCACATCTTCTTTTGTTTGTACCTTATCATTTAAACCTTCTTGTGGAGTATGATTAAGTTTCTCTAGTAGTTTAAACAAACCACCCATTGAAATGCCTTTAGGCAAAGGGTTATACTCCGTTGAAAGTATGATTTACGAAAATCTTTAATGTGTCGCTTGCTGTTTTATCAAAGCTGGTTATTGAAAAATGTGTTAGTAATTTTGTTGCATTTGCTGGACTTGCTGCTCCAACATGAATACAACCACCTATGATAGCGTTTGAGTTAAAGTCTCCAGTTGTCCAACTTGTTAGCCAAGTTACAATATCTGTACCTGCCCCTGTATTATCTGAATCTCCGTCATTTGTTTTAGGATAATTGGAATCTATTGCTTTTCTTGATGCTGTTATTGGTGTTGCTACTTGTTGATAAGTATCTGCTTTTGCTGGTGTTGCTGATCCAGTTCTGAGTTCCATTCTGCCACTTGAACCGTCAAAGTCACTTGTTGGGGTTTCTCCTACTGCTTGTTGTGCATAGAATAAGTCTCCGTCATTTGTAACAATATTTTTAGCGTGATACCATGTTTTTTCACCAGATTGTGATTCTTTTACAATACAGATGTTAAGATCAGGGTTAATTTGATTTCCTACAGGTTTATTAGACTTTGTAAAGTGTAACATTATACTTAATATAATATTGTATTAGTATTTAAAGATATTCATTACTATATTATTATAATACTAGTCGTAATTTTTTACTAGCACTACTTTTAGAATTTAAATCAGATTGACTAGGAATAGTATAACCAATTATACCAACAAATCCATTTTTTCCATTCTCCCCTACGGCTCCACCTCCACCTCCACCACCTCCAGCACCATTACCACCATTTGTTGCATTTGCACCATTAGTTGCAGCTCCACCTGATGATCCACCAGTTCCACCTGCACCTCCACTATTTCCACCAACTCCACCGTTTAATCCGTTATCACCAGCTACTCCTAGACAAGTAATTGATGCATTAGTACCAAATGTGATTGTAGGTGCTACAAGAATAATTGAACCTCCACCGTTACCTCCATCTCCTCCATTTCCACCATATCCACCAGTCCCACCATATGATCCGTGAGATCCACCACCTCCACCAGATCCTCCACCAACTCCACCGTTACCTCCAGCTCCCCAATGGGCTAGTTGATTAAAAACTAGTCTTATTGATTGATAATTTGAATCATCTGTGTAATCTAAAATTTGTGATGGTGATCCTCCACTAGATCCAGCAGCACCACCTGCACCACCTGCGTGATTTGAACCTACTGTTGATGCATGACCTGCACCTCCTGATCCACCACCTGCTTGTACTCCAATATGACCAATTTCATTATAAGAAGGCGAACTAGTACCACCATCACCACCTTGATTTGCAGTAGCACCAACACCAGAAACTGCCGAACCAGTTGTTGCACCACCAGTACCACCAGTACCACCAAGACCACCTCTACCGTCTAAATTAATAGTACCATTTAATGTTATACTTTCAGTTGCAAACAATATCCATTTTTGTGCAACACTTCCAGTTCCACAAGTTAATATTTTAGTGGCATCTATTGTAAGATTCTTATACTGTCCAATATTAGCTGAATTAGCAAGTGTTGTATTACTTGATATTGTAACATCACCAAGACTTGCATTACCAAAATTATCATTTCTCCAAGTCATTCCACCTGTATTACCTGACTGAGCCTCTAAATAGAAACCATTTGTAGGTGAATTAGAAATTTTTAATGTTGATTCATCAATACTATTAAGTGGTATTACTCTTGTTTCTCTTGCAGTAATATTTGTTGATGTTACACCAGAACCGTTAGTTGTTGCAGTACCTATGAATAGAGAATCTGTAGGAGTTGTACCAGTTAAATTTGATGTAAAACTCCATGATTCAGCTTCACTATTGGAATCTCTTGCTAAGGTTATATAAATATAATTTTCATCATTTGCTGTAAGACTGCCTTTTGATGAAGAAGTTGAATTATTGATAAACAATCCTTTGAGTCTAGCTAGTCCTGTTGCTATATTTACAGATAAGCCTGTGCCTGCTGTAAGTGCAAATCCACTTTTTACATAGTCATTGATTATATCATCACTAAAAAAAGCTTCAAAATCACTAGGTTCTATGATTTTTACACTTACACTATCACTACGAGGAATTAATATCTTTGCCATCTAGAGACTCAACTGCCATTCAACTATTGCTCTTTTTGATGAGGTTTTAACAAATGGTGTATCATCTATCTGTCTAGCAAACATAACGCTGTTATTATCTCTTAGACCTAATTCATTCCATGTGTAATTACCTTCTGTATATCCAAAATCTACGGATAAATATACTGTTGTGGTAAGAATTACTCTGTCAGCAGTAGCTATATTTTTCCAATACTTATTACTTGATGACTGTAAATCTGTTTGACCACTAGCAGCAGCAGTAGTAGAGTCACCTACGCCTACCTGATTAGCATATCCACCACCTGTAATATTACCAAGATATTTCAATATTGATATTTTACCTGCATCTACAATAAGATTTTTGATTGTTTTATCATAAACTTCTTTTTCAGTACCATCTGGTTGTTTTTCCCATGCTCTGATTCTAACGTGACCGTTAAGAGGAACTAATATATCAGCCACTTACATATACACTTCCTGTTTGTTTAAGTGGTGCTCCTCTAGATCCATATGTTCCAGTTCCATAATTATTGTCATTTTTATCTATTATAACTGTTGGATGAGCAATATTTAAGGTTTCTGTAAAATCTGCATGAACAATCTGTATTACCGTATCATTAATTACAAGAGTTTCTTGTGGAGACTCAAATTCTTGTATGGCTTTATTCGTAGTCATGGCATCTTCCAAATCATGTATTTTTTGAGTTATTTGTTTATCAATTTCTAAAAAGTCAAAGTTATACTCTCCTAAATTAAGTGTTGTTAAAGATTGTGGATATTCCCATATTATGCTTTTTACTACAAAGTCATCATCAATATTTTTAATAGAATTTTTCAAATGTACAATATCATTTTCTGCTATAGAATTAAACAGTGTTGGTACTTCTACTTCTATATTGATTCTAATATCCTTATATCTGTTAATATATGACTGGACAAATCTAATACCATCAAACCTATTTCTAATCCAAGGCATGATTAGTTTCTTAGCATGAACACCATGTTCTGCAATACTCTCTGAATTAGTGGCTCTTATGTACAAAGGTTTTTCATATTCATAATCAACAGCTACTGCAGCATTATTAGCTGGAGCAGTAGTAAATGTTATTTTATCTGAAATTCTATCAACTTCATAATCTTCTTCTGGTGTTTGTTCAGAACCAGCAACAGTGACTTTTACGTTAGTAGCACCATCATTCAAAGTAAAAACCTTATTACTTCCATCACCAGTAAATGTGTCAACAGTAGTATATCTAGAGTTTTCTCCTAATATAATCAAATCATTAACCAATTCAGTATCATCAAACTGTGATTTTTCTGCTATACAATTAACTCCGTGTTCAAATATAAAATTTATATTTGTATGTTTTTCAGGTTCTAATATGAATTCCTTGTTACCATTTGTATAAAATATATGACCAGTCAATGATGTGAAATCTCTAAGAATATCTATCAGTTTACCAACTGCAACATAATTTTTTAATGTCATTCCTGACAAAGCTCCTTTTCTACTAAATGTTAATGTAGTGTTATTTGTAATTAATGATTCAATGATTGCTTCTGGTGTTTGATTATCAAAAACATCACCTCTTATTTCTATTTCTCCCAACTCTTTACCAAAACTAAAACATTTAACAGTTTTTTTAATTGTTTCTTTTTTTATTTTTGTAACCTTACCACCAAATTTCATTACAGTTCTTGGATTTCTAATATTGTATATTTTTTCTCCAAATCTTGTTTCTAATGGTGTTCCTTTGTATAACCTTACTGAATCCAGTGATCCTGTAAAATATGTGTTTGCTTCATCTCTACCAACTCTTAATTTACCACTTGTTGTTAAATTATGAGATATTGTAGCAGTACCTTTTGATACCTTGTCCACATATAATGTTACCAAGTTTAATGAATCTCTTGTAACTCTTATCAAGTGATTGTTACCGTCATTAAATCCAGCAGATGATGATACTAATGTAGTTCCACCAAGTTCCAATGCTATATCTCCAGCAGTAGTATGATTTACACTTATTCCTAATCCATTGCTTGAAGTTGTTCTTTTTGTAAGCAAGTATTTTTTAGATTGAACACCCCAATTTGCCCAAATAAAAACTTCAAACTCTCCACTAAAATTAAGATTTGCCTTATCATTAACTTCAAAATATGTACTAGTGCCATTGAATGATAATGCCTTGCCTTGCCATTGTCCGTCTAAATATGTTAAACCTGCTGATGCAGTTGGGTTATTCAAATGACCACTTTCATCTGTTACTGTTTCATTGAAATTATATATTGCAGATAAATTATCAAGTGGAACCATATCCTGTATTATTATTACTTTATTATTATTATTAATATCAACAGTTGGTGGAAGTTCAATATCAGCTTCATCTATTGCCCTATCACCTTCTTTAATTATAGTTGTCTTTATAAATGATTTTTTCACATCCTCTATGAAAACTGCAACAGTAGGCATATCTATTCCTCCTGATTATCAGCAGAAGTTGTCATGTTTGCTACTGCAAATACAACAGTTGCATTATAAGTTACTGGAGTAGAAGCAGTTTTGGTAGCACCTGCTTTAGTCAATATACCTGTTTGTGTAAAAAATGCAGTATTACTATTATTAGGAAACAATCTAAATCTATAATTATCACTAACACTTGATGATTGAAATGTTTCCATTAGAAATGACATTTGATCATCAGCAGTTAATATTGAATTACCACCTGTCTTTTGATCCACCAATGTTGTATCATCATCTATCAATGTCCATGATATAGTGATTAACATTGTGTTACCTTCAACTTTCATTCCTATTGCATCTGCTGCTTCACTTTCAGGTATTGCATAAACCAAAGCAGGGGTTTCTAACACAATATCTAGATTTTGAAGATTTCTTACATTGTATGTTAGTGGAGAATTTTTTCCTGTTAATTTTTCTATTGTTATATTACCCATTTTATATCATACCCCTTCTACTGTTTGCTTCCAATATCCATTTTTGAATCATAGGTTTTAACTGTTCAAAGTCGGCATTCTTTTCTATTCTAGCAATATTAATTGTAATTCCTCCTCCACCACTTTGACCATTAGGTGTGATTGTTTCTGCTCCATGTTCTCCAAATGAATATGTTCTACCTGATCTACCTATACCAAATACTGGTTCACTTATTTGACCACCATTGGCATTAGAACTGTTAACAGTATTACCTAGAAGACCACTTGATACTAAAGCCAAATGATCTAATTGTTTTTGTGCATTTACAGCATTTAATATTTTTTGACCAGCAGATGATGATCCCATTGTATAACCTCTCCCACTTCCATCTGTACCATCATTAAATGAATTACTACCACCATAAATTGAATCATATGATGTAGAAGGATTTCTTTTGTCAAATTCTTCTATTGCTGCTTTGGCTGCTGCTTCTTTTCTAATCTGTAATGATGTTTTAGGAACTTCTAAAGATTTGGCTACCATTGCATTATTAACACCAAAGAAACCACTACTACCAGTCGTATCTATTTCTGGTGAATATGCAGATGATGATGATGGAGTTGGTGCTTTGTAACTAGGTGTTTTTTTAGTACCTATTATATTCATTTGTTTAAGTCTTGCTTCTATTTGTACACTTGTCGTTCCAAAATTATCTGCTATGATTGACAAAGTTTTACTCATACTATATCCCATGCCTTCCATTAATTTGAATTGATTTGTCATTTCAATCATGTGTTGTTTTGCCATTGGTGCAATTTCTTGACCTATATCTTCTAATATTCCACCAACTTTTTCCATATCAGCACCACCAATTCTCCATACACCTTCTACCAGTTGCATATGTTCACCAATTAGTTTTACTTTTTCTGGATCTTCCATCCAATTATTACCAATACCTAGTTTAGTAGTAAGAGCATTCATTGCTTCAAATGTTGGTGTGTTAGCAGAAAATGCTGAAGTTTGACCTTTAGATTTCCATAATTGATCTCTCATTCCTAATCCACTTCCTGATAAATTGTTACCTTGTGAAAATACTAGGTTATGATCGTCATTTGCACCAGTTAAATCTCTAACACCTTTGCTAAAGAAATTTTCTAATGTTTTTCCAAAAAGCAAATCAACTAAAAGTAAAGGAAGTGCTACTTTTCCTATATTTTTTAATGTATTTGTTTTTGGATTAGTTGGTGTGTTTTTCGATACAACTTGTCCTTGATTATTATAAATAGGAGTACTACTACCTGCTTTGGGAGTACCTAGTTTAGCACTAATAGCATTATTCACACCAAAGAAGTTACCAACTTTATTTCCAATAACTGGAGCAATTTTCTTTATAGCATACATTGAAGATGCTACAATAGCAGTACCAGTAAGAAGACCTGTTGCTTGATCTATTACTTTATCTACACCACTTTCTGGTAATGGTAGAGGATTATTAGTCGGATTTTTTGGATTATTGAGACTGAGTAATGCATTAATAATTTCTGCAAATGAACCTTGATTCGTAAGAAAGTTCCCTACAGCAGCACCTACTTCCATCGCCTTTTGCATCGCATCTTGGAACAATGGAGCCAATGTTGAAATAACCATGATCATAAATGGTTTTATCATAGCTCCAATAAAAGTACCTATTGGCATTAAAATCATATTAACTGCAAGTTGCATTAATTTAAACATGGCTTGGAACATAGGAGCTACGTTTAATGCCTTACTTATTATACCAATTAAAACACTAGCAACACCAGCAGTTATTAAAATTTTACCTTGATTTTTTTCCATAAACTCAGCAAGTTTACTTAATCTACCTGCCATTGATTTCAAAGTTCTACTATTAAAAGTATCTATATTAAATTGTTTTTCATTATTTCTTACTATATCCTTTAAACCTTTATCAAATATACCTGTATCTTTTCTTTTCTTTTGAAAAGCTTTTTCAGAATCTAACATAGCTTTTGATGATTTGGCTATTGCAGTTAATTTACCAGTCATCATGTTAAATGCTCCTCCAATACTAGTACCACCCCCACCTAAACTTCTAAAGACTTTATCATATGTTGATATTTGGTCTTTCATACTTTTTGTTAAAAGTTTTGTTTGTCTTATTTCTTTTTGACGTTCTGCAAATGCTTCTATTGTTGATCTTTTCTGTTCCTGAATTTGTTTCATTCTAAGATCATGATGTTGTTGATCTAATTCTAATCCTTTCTTCTTCTGTGCATATATTTTGGCATGTTGCATTATTTGTTGTGTTTGTACCTTATCACCAAGCTTTGAAAATACATCAGTTAATCTTTGTATCTGTTTTTCAAGCTTCTTCATTCCCTCCATTTCATCATAATCTTCAATCACACCCATTATATATAAACTGAACCTTGTTTACTTATAAGTTTTTTCTAATATTTCTACCCAGAGGTGGCATTAATTTCTTCTTTTCTGCTTCTTCTACCTGTGATTTATGAGTGGCAAATAATTTGGCTAAATAATCTATTTCTTGCCTGTCGACTGTTTCTTTGTCCCATCCGAATTGGGTGGCACAACTGTAGTAGATGCTGTATTTGAACTGCTCTGCACCTCGTAACTTTGGAAAGTTTCCATCCAATCCTCTATATATGTTGCTAAAGGGTGTACCTTAGTTATCTCCTTTAACATACCTTTTACTACTTTGGAATTCAACATCTTTATTGTAGTTATATCCCCGATTTTAAATGGAGCTTTTTTAATTGTAAGGACTAGTAAATTCATTCTATATTTTGACAAATCAATCTTGGGTTTACTAATATCAGATAAATCAACAGATCCACTAATCAATGATTCTGTCTCCCCAAATGTCAAAGAATCCTCAAATTCTACTGTATCTTCCTTGTCATTATATGTTATCTTTATAGGTATTAATGCCATGTAAATTTTACATATAAGGTAATTAATAAAGGTTTATGCAGATGTATCTACTTCTATTCTTGCTGATTTACATGACCAGTTAATTTCTTCAAATATTGGTTCTGCTGGTTCAATACCAGAAGTACCATGATCTGCTACTGATAATTCGTTTAATTCTATTTTAATTGACTTATTTCCTTGTACAAATGTTAGTTCAATACCTACTGCTGCTGTGAGTAATTCTGTACCTGATCTAGATTGATCAATTACATACTGAATCATTCTTTCATCTTTAAATGCTGCTCTAAATCTACCACTAATATCAAACACTCGTCTATATGCATCAACTGCTGTATGTGAGTTTAATCCATAAAGTAATTCTGCATTTTGTGAGAAATTTATGTCAAATTCCTGAACTTCTGCAACTTCTACTAATGAAGAACCGTTATGTACTTTTACTAGACCATGAGCAAATGTATAAGGTGAACCACCTTGATCAACTGCTGGAGATGTTGATGTTTGTTCTGTAATAGTAGAACTTGCTGTTTTTACAGCAGCAGTTGTTTCTTTACCAAATGACATATCACAACTAGCATTTACTGGTTCTCCAATACTTGTTGACAAAGATAATGATTGTACGATACATCCGTTTAGTGTTCTGGTTAGTTTATCTGATCCAGCTTGTAGTTGGATTTGTGTTGTAATTGAATTTCCTGTGACTCCAGTTGGAGCATTCCCTTGACCTAGATTTGCTGGGTATTTGAATGGAGCAGTACCAGAAGCAGTTCCATATATTGATTTAAATATTTTATGTGAATGAGAATCGTCAAGTACAAATCCAATGCCTACACTTCCTGACTGTTGACCATAACCATATTTAGTTGGTTCTACTTGACCTAATTTGTTAAGTTGAAATCTACTTGTGTTTAATGACAAAGTTGTTACTTTTTGATTAAGACCAAAAGTATTAGTAATACCACTTGGTGCTGTTCCAAATACAGTTTCATATCCATACATTAAAGAAGTACTAGCACCAGTATATATTGTCATATTTTATAGTCTCTCTATTAGTATATAAAGATTTTTAAGAAGGATCTGCTTTTCTATAGGATATTGTTACAACATAACTATACATGTTACGATATGCATAATTCTTACTAAATGAAGCAATTACTCGTAAATCAGTATAAGTAGTACCTGTTATATTATCCTTGATAATTTTGACTATTTCCTTTACAACTGAGTTATGTCTATCAATATCCTGATATGTTCTTATTTCCATTTCTATTATCTGATTGTGCCAAAAAGCACTACCACCTAGACCAAAGTACTGTATATCTTCACCTTTTGGTGATAATATTACCTGATCACTTCTATCATCTATAAATCCTACAGTTCTTTTATCCCATACTTTTGAGATTGTAGGTGGTCTTAAATTAGACCATTTGGACTTTATTAGTGATATTATGTCGTCTACTGCATCATATGTTGTAATAGTCATTGATCTAGATACCCACTTCGATACATATAAGTTTCACCATAAGGAAATCCATTAACCCATTTTTCATTTTTTGAGAAAGAACCTTCTGCTGGTCGCATATGCCTAGTTTCTTGATCCCATTCAAAATCCTTCATTGTTGATGGTTTTCTTCCAACATACCATATTTTTCTAGCTACTTTAAATGCAATTTCATCTATTGCATTCTCTAACTCTTTACCAGTCTTACCGTACACAAAACCAGATTTTTCTCCAAATTCCTCACTTAATATAAAATTTGAAGATGTTGCTACTTTTGTATTTGAAACCCATTGTCTTATGGCTTCTATATTTGGTTTTGATCCATGACCTCCTCCACCATATGAATTTCTTCCAGCAGGGTAATATGCTATTTCCCTAGGTTCTGTAAGATCTTCATATGCATTAGTGGGTTTGGGTAATGCTCTTGGTGAATTTAAAATAATATCAGATGGTTCTATACGTTCAGCTCTACCACCAGCAGTTTGAGCACTAGCGATTGCTATAGCCCTTTCTTTCATATTTACATCTTTTGATACAGAAAATCCTTCAACGTTTGGTGCAGGTGGCATCACTTTTTTATTTTTATCATCATAATGACCTTTTTCTCTTTGTAATGCGTTTTTAAGTCTTCTATAATAAGAAGTTATAATTCCCCAAACCAATTCTATTATGGAATAACGAATACTTCTCTACGATTGTTTATACAAGTTTCAATATCTTCTTGCCAATATTTCTTTGACTCACTAGGAGAAACACTTCCACCACTTGGAAGTTCATCCATTCTGAATGATGTGTTCATTATCTCTATTGAAGCCATTTTTATTACAGCATCTGCAACATCTAATGGTATTTCACTATCACCTGCAAAGTTTTCTCCACCATATCTGTAAGTGACTCTAACTCTGTTCTTTCTTAAAATAGTGAATAAATAACCTCTTAAGTGCAATGTTCCTCTCTCATATTCTCCATGATACCATTGGTCTTGACCTACGATATTTTCCCATGAATCACTCTCTCCCTTCCAAATTTCTATTTTATCTCCCTGTGATGAATCAAGTTGATATATATTTCTATGTTGTAAGAACAATGGAGTACCCCATCCGAATGTATATAGCAAAGGCAAGTCGTGAACTTCTCTTGTAATCTTCTTAGTTTTCCAAGTATGACCTACCCTTCTGTCAAATTCTTCCTCTTTTCTTGCAATAATCTTACGAACCATCTCTTTGTTTGGAGTGGTTGTGGAAGTGATAGGCACTCTTAAAAAGTCAATAATATCATTAACTGAACAGTAAGTTGTGGTTGTTACCATAAGAGTTATAAAGTTTACTTTATATTTAAAGATTCTATTTGAATACTACTAAATATTTTGCAGTTGTACCTGTAACTTCTGCAAATATACCGTCTTCAAATCTTCTCATAATGTCCTGTATGTTTTGAATTCCTTCACCATATACTGTAAACTCTGCTGGATCTGAGTTAGCATCACCATTATGGAATACTACTTTGTCTCCACTAGCACCTGCTTTTACAACATGTACTGAAACTATTACACCATGACCTGCTTTTACTGCACCGTCAGAAGATACATCTTTTACATTATGATTGCTATAAGTCATAATAATTGATATTATCGGTCATATATAAACATTATTAAGAAAAAAAATATGACTAGATCTTAGTCTAGAAACCGATTACTCTAATACGAATAGTCATTGAATTGACTGCTGTATCTGAAGCATCTAGTTCCTCAAGGGCTACA